GTTTCCGTCTCCGTCTCTCAGCGCAAGGAGCGTTGTCATTACAAGACCACCGTCAATATCTGTAGTCTGACCGAGCGCATCCTTGAGATACTTGTAACCTGCGAGGTCTGTGATATTCTGCTTCAAGTCACCATATATCTTGCTAGTGATATAGGCGTTTGCCAAGCCAAGTTTGTCATAGAATGCGCTGTATGCGGACTGAAAGTTGGTGAACTTCGTTCCCACGGCTGAGACGATAGCAGCCTTGCCGTTGGTATCAGTCTCATTGTATCTTTTAGATATATCTGAAAGATCCGTAACGAGTTCCGTCTTGGCAGTCGTGAGGGTAGCAAAAGCGGCATTGAGGTCGGTGAGCTCCTTGGTGTCCTTCAGTACCTCTGCATCCTTCACCTCATTATACGACTTCTGTGCTGCCGCAAAATCATCTTCAAGTCGCTTAGAATCCTGCGCCATTGCTGCAATCTCGGAAGGCTCTAGGTAGCCATTGGTAACATAACTATCGAATGCCTTCTTGTTATCAGTGACCGTCTTTCCGAGGTTCTTAATGTCCGTCTGTGCGGTCTGTGCCGCCTTCTGAGCATCTTCTGCTGCCTTTTTGGCTGCGTTGGCAACTGTATCATCGGTGTATTTAGATGCTTTAATCCAATCACCGATGGCGAACTGAGAACCAGCCGCTTTGTTAGTCTGACAGCGCAATACCTCATTCTTGTAGGTACTGCCGTCAGAAGGATAAGTGGCATTAACCCATATATCGCCAACCTGATAAGGTGTCGTAGGCTGAACGCTGAACACCTTCATTTTCCCGTTTGCGGTCTCCTGTGCCATTCTTGCATCGGAAAGGGCTTTGGCGATGTCGGTATCTGTAATGATAGTCCACTTATAGGTGTTGCTATCCTTGGCAAAGCGGTATGCCTTGCCCGTCTTGTTGTCGTAGTAAAGGTCGCCAAGATGGATTTCTTTATCCTTATCGGTCTTCCAACTGATGGCTGGGGCATTCTCCAAGGTAGGAACACCATCATAGAACCACGTTTCGATAGCACCATCCACCTGATTCTGCAATTCGCCAATCTTCTTGAAATACTGAGACAATTCCTTGCCATCCACAGTGGATTTAGCGGAAATCTTAGCCTTAACAGACATTTGCTTAGTGCTGCTATCATATCTGATATAAGAGCTGCCCTCATAGCCATTCTCCTTTGTAGGTCTATCACCTACATACATATCACCATAGACGTTGAAGAATGCCTTGTTAGTCTGCTTATTCACACCATATTCCACATACTCCCTATTGGCAAAGGAATAGCTGTTGATGCCGTGATAGAGGCTGATGGATGGCGAATAGGTATCTACCGCCGAGAAGATAAGGCAGTTCTGACGTTCTACATCGGTTCTATTACCGCACTGGTTGAGCACATCACCTTTAGCAGGCACGTCGCTTGCCGTAGCGCAATCGGTATCAGAGAGGTCGATATAATGATATTTCTTTCCTTCCAGCTCTACAGGGGCTTCTTCACGACCGATTACCAATCGCCAATAGAAGTGATTGCCAGCCTTGTGATAAGTGCCCTTGCGAACATTGAATGATTCCGAGCGCACTTGGTCGTTAACCGCGAAGTCGTTATCTACCTCATCACCATCCTGCTCTGCTAAGAAATAGCAACGATAAGCCTTCTGTGACACATTATTATATGTCACAGTAACCTCTTCTACCTTATGAGCCACCACACCGCCAGCAGGAGAGATTATCTCCTTACCACCAATGGTGGATGTTTTATTGATAACCAGCTCCTCGAAGATAGCCTTCATTCTTACCTCCAAGTAATCTGTGATGAGGTGCGAACGACCTTCTGCATCTGGAGTCCACGAGCCTCCGTTCTCATTGTTGGAGTTACCGATAAGCAATCCACTAAAGAACTTCTGCACCTTTTCCCAAGTGATTGTGCCCTTTGCGGTGTTATCCTGCAGCCTAGATACAAACTCCATTCTAGAGCGTCTAGCAGAATAAACGTTGCTATCGGATGCAGGAGTGGTATCGTTCATGCCAATTACATAGACACCTCCACCATTACCGCTTCCTGTGCCGCCTATCTGCATTCCATTCACCTTGATGGAATCAACCTTGTCTTCCAACTTACCCAACCGGCTAGTAGCTGCCTTCTCGCCAACCGTGTACTGAGGGTGGTCGTAAGGGATATCCAAAGGTATCTCCATTCCGATGATACGAGAGTTTCGGTAGTGCTTGCCATCCGCATCCACCTGCGCAAACATATCATTAATCAGCTTTACCTGTTCACCGAGAGGATGATAATCGTATGTCCCATCATTGTAGAACTTATCACCATCCATCGTGCAGGTGAAGTTTGAGTTGCTGATCATGGTCTTCTGATAGTACTGCTTCGCTCTATCGAACAGAGATAATTGAGCAGTAGGGATGAGGTCCGTATCTGTAATCTTGGTTGCGTCCCAATTGAACAGGAAGTACTTATCACCTACCTTCGGGCACATAACGCCATCGGGAAGAGTTCTTCCGTAAGTGTCATTAGCAACAATCTCAAAGTAGTTAACCTTGTCAATGACTTTGAAACTAACATCGAACTCCATACCCATGAGAGCACCGCTAGTGAACTTGATGCCTAAAGTGAGGTTACTCTTTATCCAACTCTCCTTGAAGCTATTAGTGAAAGAGTCTGTAGAAGTGACCTGCCAAAACGTCTGTGTAGTCTTCGTCCCATCATCGTTATCAACAGTGCTATCGTAGGTTTTGATTCTGCTGACCCTGCATTCAACCTTCGGGTATTCATCATCGAACATCACGACACCCTCGATAGCCTGCTTGTCGTTCTTCACGACATTCACGTTCTCCAGGTAGCCATCCTTGGCGTAGAAACCATCACTATCTACTTCCTTGTTAGGGAGCATGAGGTAATCGGTAGCTACACCATCGGTAGTGACGTCCGCATCGGCACCAGTGAAATATCCCTTCGGAATATTCCTATCTGAGCCGAATGCGTACAGTCTCGTAATATAAGTTGACTTAGATTCCGAATAGGACATAGACAGAACATTAACATCCTGTTCGAATGTTGTCTGCCCTTCCATTTCGCAATATCCAAGGTATATAATAGAGCCATCTATCCACCACTCGCAGTTGAGTGCGTCTTCAGAACAGATGGCGTTGAGAGCATCGAGAATACTGATGGAGCCGTACTCGATCAAGAATCTCTTCTGAACATTGAAAGCCTTGTTGTTGTACGTAGTGTAATCAACAGAGAAATCCTTGCCATTATACGTAAGACCTAGTGCCTTTAGGTTGCCGAGTATAACGTTCATGTGTACGCCTACCGTTGTGGTGAGGTTGAAGGAGGTCTCGTTGGCTCCGTGCTGAGGGCGATACTTGCAAATCTTATTCTTCCAAGACATATAGTAGGCATCCATCTGCATTTCGTAGTCGTAGCCATCACTATCATTGTGCTTAGGGAAGTATGATGATGTAAGCTCAAAGTAGCCGAAGTCGGGAATCTCTACGGAGTCCCCAATCTCGAAATAGATAGGAGTAGCCGTAGTGAACTTCAAGATGATGTAGTGGTGGTCCATAAGCTGATATGACAGCTTAGAACCCTCACCGAAGTCCTCTAATGTGAAGAATACCTTGTTATTTCTCTTAATCTGAATCATTAGCTTGTATATTTACTTGTTTCACCTCTGTCACTAGGGTCTGGCTCGTTGAGCTTTAAGCTGAACTTTGCCATTTCCCGAATGCACTGACTAAACTGAGTGCAGGAGAGATAGATGCACCGATACCACACATTAGGCTGGAATCGGGTGCGGATAACCAACTCTCCCTTGGCAAGAACCTCCTCGCAGAACCTAGCATAGTTCATCAAGAACGTATCTGAGTCCTTGGCGGTCATATTGAACGGCAGCGTTATCTCCCTCTCATCCAATCTAGGATTGTGCTTGATAACCGACTTTCCGTCCTTTGAGCGATACTTGTTGCTGATGAACTCCTTGTTTGGTGCAGGGGTCATTAGCGCACTGAGGGCAGTTTCGTCTAAGAATATACCCCACGTAAGGTAGGCATCCTTGCCATTTATGTAAAGTTGTCCTTTAAGCATAACTATTTAATCATTAAATAACCTCATAGGCTTCGCTGTGAGCCGCTTTTTCTATTGTTGAGTATAGTTGTAAGGGTTGACGAGCGAAAAGCCTATAGAGGTCAAATATCCTTTAATCTTCTGTTCATGTCATCCAGCTTAGTTCCGAAGTCATTGTAGGTGAGCTTTGAATACTTCACGATGTCTTCGAGATAGCTGTTTGTCATAATCATCATATTTCTAATCTCCAATACTGCGCCATTGGTTGAGATACCGAGTGTAACGATGCTCTCCATCTGTGAAATGGTGGTAGTCATGTTCTGAGCGATAGACTCACCTGCAATCTGCAGGGCGGTGAAGCGACCATTAAGCTCGTCTGCGGTATCTTGCCCCATAGATGCCCATCCTCCGCTTGTTGCGGTCTGTGATGAGGATGAGGAACCAGTGTAGCCTGTCACCTTCGCCCAATCATCACGTCTCTTCAAGCCTTCCTGGACAATATCATCGTAACGCTTGTTGAATGCGTCTATGTCGATTTTCGATGAATCTCCATTTGCAGCATCTATTGCATCTGCCCAATCCTCATAGAGCTTTTTCAATTTCCCATTCATGAGGTCTTCCATCGAGTAGGAGAGAAGAGCTTTCTGCATCATTTCTGCGAAATCATCAGAGAAGTCCTGCGCAGACTTATTCATATCCATGAGGTTACTGATGAAGTTATCCTTCATGCTATCAAAGGAAATCTGAGTAATAGACTCGCGCCATTGCTCGGTCAACTCATCAAGATTACCTGCAAGGTCCGCATAGTCTTCGAGTTTGTCAAGAACCGACTCTCCGTAAGCAGAACGTCCTTTATAGTGCTTACCTGTTCCTCTGATCTTATCAACCAAATCTTGGTATGAAAGCAACTTCTTCATTTCCTCTGGTGTGAGGGTGGTAATATCACCATTAAAGTCACTCTTTACGTTCTGTCTGATTTTAGCCAACTGCTCATTACTGAACCCGCTCCAATAACTACTCCATGAGTGGTGCGAACCATGATAACTCATCTGTTGCTTCGCTATCTCCATGACGTTGTGATTGTAAGTCTCCTGCTGCCGCTTTGCTTCCTTGTAAGCATTGGTGGACTCCTTACCATACGTACCTGTCATGGTGTCTTTCAGCTTGTCGATGGACTTCTGTAATCGCTCGTTGGAAGAAGTGAGGTTGTTAATAGCTTCCTGTACTTTCTTTGAATTTCCGTCTCCACCAAACAGACTATTGAAACCACCGAATGAAAGCGTGTTGAGGATATGAGAAACGTTGTTCCCGATACTCTTCAATGGTTTCATAACGATGTCACCCGATAAAGCATCATCGAGGATGCCCGTTACTGCGCCAAAGACCGTGTCCATGAGGTTGCTGATGAGTGTTCCGAAGCCATCTTTCAGAATATCGAGGATGCCGAGTATTGCGGAGATTATTTCACCTGCCATACCGCTATCCCCTAAAGCTTTCGTCAGAGATTTGGCTGCGTCACTATCTTTACCGAGCAACCCTTGGATGCCCTTTGCTAGAGTGTTGGCAACGTCCTTCTGCATAGAGCCACCGAAAAGCTTGTCAAGCCCTAGGATAGAGTTTCCTATGCCTTTGAGTGACCCCGATGTAAGACCCTGCAAACCATTTTCTAGCTGCTGGAACTGAGAAACTGCCTTCTGTGCAGATGTCTGCAAGTCTGATGATGCCTTCTGAACTGATGAACCGAACTCCAAAACGTTGTTAGATGCGGTAACAAGTACACCCTGCGCTCTAGAGAGGTTGGCTTCAGCCTTGTTGATACTTGTCTTGTCACCGCTCTTCTTAGCCTTAGCGAGGTCTTCCTGCGCCTTGGTGACAGCTTTTGTGGCTTCAATCTCTCGCTCCTGTGCATCAATATAGCCCTGCATGGCTGACTGATAGGAGTTGATGTCGTCAGAGACTTTCTTAAAGATGTCACTATTCCAGATGGTGGCAGAGCCTTGTAGCTTGGAGATAAGTTCCTGTATGGTCTTCTGCTCATTAACATCTGTTGTACTCTTTGAAAGCTCTTGCAGCTTCTCAATAGTTGGTTCCAGTTGGTCCTTGAACATAGCACCGAAGTCTCCGAAGATGCTTCCCCAATCGATGTTCTGTCTGATAGCGTTTATCTCGATGGTTTGGAGGTCCTTCTTTCTCTGCTGCTGAAGAGAGAGCTTTTCGCCCTGTGTCTGAGCCTTGGCTATCTTCTCTTCGTACTCCTCGGCAATGGCTTGCTTCTGCTGATAGAGTGAGCCATACTCCTTCAAGTAGTCACGCATAGAGGTGAGGGCTTCCCTGTTGACATCATCAAGCTTCTTGTTATACTCTTGGGTAGCGAGGTCTCTTGCCTTATTGAGGGCATTGGACTGAGCAGAGGTAAGGGTTACTTTCTTGCCAGCTTCCTTGTTTTTCTTCTTGAACTCTGCTTCCTGCTTGTCAATCTCGGCTTTGCGCTTGGCATAGTCGTTCTTGATTTGAGCAAGCTTCTTCTCAGTGCCTTCCTGCATGAGGGAGATAGTTTCATCTGTATTTTTCTGCTGCAAAGTCTTCAAGCGGTTGTTTAAATCCTCTTGGGCTTTGATAGTCTTGTTTTCTTCCTTAATGCGAGTCTTACGAGCTGTAATTGCCGCTCTTGCTGCCCTTCCGCTTACATTACCACCTAGTTTCGAGTAGGCATCCTTGGCTGCTTTCAAGTTTTGGGTGGCGGTTTCGTACTGAGCGGCGGTGTATTTGCTCTTATTTCTCTCCATAGCAGCAACCCTCCTCTTGGCTGCGTTATATTCACGCTGCGTCCTGTTGTAAGCTTGCTGATAGGTTTCCGTAGAACCATTGTTAGCCAACGCTTGTGCTCTTTTTTTTGCTTGGTTGAGGGATTGTTTGGCTGTATTCCATTGAGCCCTAAAAACCAAAGGTATTGTCGTTGCGCCAGTGACCGCCCAATTACGCTTCATCGCTAAGAGGTTATTCAGAACCTTTGTTTTCTCAGACTCCTGCATGCGGAGATTCAGATCAGCAGGATTCTTCTTGATGTCTTCTCGAAGACCTGCTATCTCTTTCTGAGCCTTATTGATGAACGCATCCAATCTACTCTCACCTGTGGCGTAGTTGATGGTTTCGTTGGCAGCTTGCCAATCGTTGGCCAGATTGATTGCTTCGTCATAGAAGTCAAAGATTTCTTGACGTACACTTTCGTTCTCCTGTGCCTCTTGCAAGCGAACTTCGATAGGCTTTGCGTTCTCGGCTGCTTGGTCTCGAAGTTGGATGATGTTGGAAAGCTTCTCTTCTGCTTGATCAAGGTCTTCTTTGGCTTGGCTTATCTGTGATGAGATAGCGATGCTACCTTGACCGCCATTGGCTGCGTCTGCTCTGAGTTGCATTTGAAGCTCCTCAACCTTCTTTCGGTACTTCTCAACTTCCTCAACTGCCTTGTCGTACTTCAACTCATCCATGCTCTCGGCAACTTCCTTCTGCGTCTTAGCAAAATCGGCTGATGCTAGTTGAGCTTGTGAGTATTGCTCCGTTAACTGAGGTGCGAGGTTGGAGAGTTTTTGGTAAGCTTCTGCCTTCTCGTATTCTGTAGCTGTCTCAGACTGAATAGTTCTGATAAGGCTTTCGATATTCTGCTGACGTTCCTTGACCTTGTTATCAAACTCATCCCATGCTTCATTGGATTTCCTTACTGCCGTTTCATGTGCCGTCTCAGCTGTGGCAAGCTTATATACGGCATAGGTTACTGCTGCGATGGTGGCAGCTATCCAAAACAGAGGACTAGAGAACATAGAAGCATTCCATGCGTCCTGTGCCCTTTTGCAGAGAAGGGTGACCTGTGCCCATATTCCTTTGGCTGCGGTGTCTCTAGCGGTAGCTGCGGTATTCAAACCTTGGGATGCAGTGTTAGCCGTATTGGCTGCTGTATTTGCTTCTGTGGCTGCGGTTGCAGCAGTTTCTCTAGCCGTTTGGAGTTGCTTTGCGATGGTGTTCCTTTCGTTAACGGCAGTGTTGAGTTTGATTTCTGCTGTCTCTACCTTCTGCCCATCTGTATAGGATTCCAGGGCATCGTAAGCATCTTGGAGTGATTGAACCTCGTTGTCCTGCATAGCAAGTTTGTTCTCCAATGCCTTCACTTCCTCTGCGGCTGCGGTGGCTGCGTCTGCCTTTACTTTTGCCTGCGCCTGTAGTTCGGCAACGTAAGCCGCGACCTCTTCACGCTTAGATGCTACCAGCTCTGCCTGTGCTGCTGATAATTGACCTTTGGCTACAGCTTCTTCAAGGTCTGTCTTCTTTGCTTCTTCCTTCATAGGGAGCAAAGATTCAAGAGCTGACAACTCGGCTGCATATCCTGCATTTGTTGTTGCTGTGTCAAAGGCTGCTATACTAACTGCCATTGCCTTATAAAGACCGATGGCAGATGCGGCTGCAAGGATAACCTCACCTATCTCCTTCCAATGGTCGATAACCTTAGATGTGATATCCAAAGCATCATTCATCAAGCCTTCCGTCTGTGTGCCGAGGTCATTAATAGCCATTTCGATGGTGTCTTGGATATTGCTTATCTGTCCAGTAATAGAGTGAGATTGCTTTTCCATCAATCCACCGAACTTGCCGCCTTCATTGGTAAGGCTTTCGATAGCCTTCTTAACTTCGGGGAAACCTACCTTACCTGCTGTCACTAATTCCGAAACCTTATCCTTGGTAACTCCGAACTGCTTGGCAAGTTCCTCTGTCAAAGGAATACCGCGACCCGTAAATTGCATCAAGTCTCTTGTGAACAATCGACCTTGCACCATCGTGGTACCATAGAGCCATGTGAGGTCCTGCAAGTTCAATCCCAATCCTGCTGATACGTCACCGAGCCTTCTCATGGTATCGGTAATCTCGTTGGCTGCAAATCCGTATGCAAGGAGCTGCTTTGCGCCATTTACCACACCCTTCATGTCAAAAGGTGTAGAAGCAGCAAGGTTGGCGAGGTCCGAAATCATTCCCTTTGCCTTCTGCCCGCTACCGAGCATGGTTTCAAAGGCAATTTCAAACTGCTGAAACTCTCCTCGGACAGTACCCAGTGTGCTGATGATTTCCTTTGCCGTAAAGCCAGCGAAAGCCATCGATGCAACGGACTTGATGCGATTGAAAACGTTCTCAATGCTCTGGCCCTGCTGCTCGACTGCTCTTGCTGTCTGTGATACTCCATCCTGTACCCCTCGAAAGGCTTTCAGTACGGATGAATTATCGCCTGTTATGTCAAACTTGATACTTGCCATTTTTTTATTCTGTCAATTACGTAAAGGTGCACCTCCTAGCCAAAACCTTTATTCTTTACTTTGTTCTTGTTAGTGAAGGAGGTTAAATTGGATTCTCTTCGCTCTGTCTGATCAGCTCCATGATGTCCTCTTTGTTATCTCCGCTGAAGACCTTCTCTGTTGCTGATGGAATGTGAGCCTTCTTTCTTTCCTCATCGGATAGATAGATGGAAGTTATCTTATCCTTCATCATAAGCGTGAGGTTGTTGTATGATATTTCCCACAGAACATAGTCAAGGGTCCACTTGTATCTCTCGCAAGCTGCGTCAATGAGAGAGCCCCAAATGGTTCTGCCACCAAAGATATACTGATTACTAGAGTCTTTGGCTTGGTTTATCTTCTCCATACGCTCCGCTTCCTTGTCTATTCCACATTCCGTGATGATGTCGTGAAGCTTGTTGTCTGAGAGTATGGTGATGAGAAGAGTAGCTATATCATCGTTATCACAGAACTTGAAGATGATGTTTTCCCTTGCCTTCAATATGCGTGAACTGAGCATATCGGATTTCTTCTGAAGAGTGTGGTAGGCTATTAGCTTACAGCAGAGACTTCGATTCTCCTCTACTAAACGGAGTGCTTCAATGAGGGGATTCAGCTTTAAGTTATCATCTTTGATACCTAGCTGCTTAATCAATGGAGCAGTCAAATACATCTTGCCTAAAGTCTGTGGGTAGATAAACAAATGTCTTCTACCTACCTGTATGCCTAGAGGTGTATCTGTTAACACCATGGCTATAATAGCGCCAATTTCGATGTCATTCTTCATAAGCCAATAAAATTTGTTAGCACCCAAGGCAGGACTCGAACCTGCGTCTTTCAACCAGCATTTTAAAGACCAACTGGATTTCATGTGACGGACTTTGGTCTCGCTCTAACCAACTGAGCTACTTGGGTAGGTTGCCGACTGATAACCCTCAATCGGCTGAAGGGTGAAAGGAAATCAACATATTGCCTTAAACGTCACCGTCGGTTTGTCCGTTTGTTGGAACAGTTATCTCCGTTGTTGTGTCTGTAGCACCTGCAGGATGCTTGAATGTAAGAACATATTCATCAGTCTTACCCTTAGCTTTCTTGGCTGTGATGATGCGCCAACGGAACTGACAATATACGGTCTCACCCTTCTTGTTGGTGGTCTTTGCTACCTCGTCACCCTCTGGCACAAGAGCCTTGTGGGTGTACTGCATCAAAGCACCATCCGCAGAAGAATATGATTCCTCTACGCTGACGGTTGAATTGCCAATATAGCAGCCAGGGTTCTCTGCATCTTCCGGCTGAACAGCGATAGCGTAGTTTCCTTCGATAAGTCCATCAATGGTAGGGAATGGCTGAGGTAAGCCCTTCTTGATGAACTCTTGATAAACGAGTTCGTAGGTGGACTTAGTTGTCTTTGAATCGACAATACCGCCACCTTCCTCCTTAGCTTCTGTTGTATCACCCTTGGTAGGGTTCAGCTGGGTAGTGTCCTCCTTTGGAGTGTCGAGTTTCTTCCAGTTGTTTGTAGCATCACTAAGGTTACGAACATAGATGGATGGTTTTCCCCATGTTGTTACTGACATAATCTTAATCGTTTATAGTTTGATACAATAATTTGTTATTAATGATGTGCTCACTTGTGCCCTCGCAAGCTATTACCCTCTGTTCACTCATAGACAAGCGGAAATCTGATCCATGAACTGCTTCGAAGGTAGAGAAAGAGAGTTGACATAACTCACGGAGCCTTGCCGTGTTCTCTTCCTTTCGGGTATTGCCTTTCTTTGTGATAGCTTGATCTTGAACATAGATGTTTACATTCACAAAAGCTTCTTGGATTTGCGAGGTTTGATTTGCTAGCACTGAGATGCAAATATCTTCCTTGCCAGTTGTACCTGTTCCATAGAATGGTCTTCCTCGCTTGCAAAGACTACCTGTTACAGCAGTCTTTAATTTAGAAGAAGAGATAATGTTGTACACATCATCCTTAATATCAATATCCGATTTCATAGCTTTATCTGATTGATTCTACTTACAGCTTTATCCACAGCGAGCTTTAGTTTACCATCAACGACGGAACGAGCCCATAACTCAGTGGATGCAAGCACATCTTTATTTTCTTTAGCTTCTACAAAGTCTGCATAGTTCATAGCCGCGACTACTACCAATGCGTAAACCTGTGAGTATTCCTTGGCTAGGTCAGCTATCATTTGTCTTCCTTCTTGTGAACCATTAGAACCATTGCCTATGGAAGCGAAGGCTGATTCTACTTGTTTCCTTCCGTAGTCAAAGATGGCATAACCGATGGAGCTTCGTAGGTTTCCTGTATGGTCTATCCAACTTTCCTCTGCCGAGCGGTCTCTTATCCTTGCATTACATTCTTCTCCTAGCTTGGCATAAGCAGTGAGGATTTCTTGCTTTATTATCGCCATAGCGGACTGAAAAAAGTTATCGAGCGCAGACTGAGAGGTTGAGAGTTTTATACCCATATTTTACATTGCAGTTGATAACGATGAAAGCCGAGTACGACAAATTCCTTCACTTCGTTTCCGAAGAGCTTTACACGGATTTTGTCTCCATACTCGAAATCACGGCATGCTCTAGGAAGGTTGTAGATGGTGTAGGAATAGTTCTTTGCAGAACCATCGGGGATAGTGATAACGTTTGCCTTGCCTGCAGGAACAATATCACACTTACAATAGTTCTCCACCCATTCTTCTGAGCCTTCAACATAGTCTCCGTTATCGTCTTCATACCCATCAGTTACGTGTAGGTAATCTAGGGTATGAGCAGCGAAATCCAATACAGCCATATCTTAACCTCCTATATAAACCATCGGTTGACCCAGTGCAGGGGATTCACCGATGGTTTTGTATAAAGCATTTATTCGTACTAGCAGCCTTTCCTTATCCTTGTCAGATAGTGTTCCTATGCTCTTGTCTGACTCGGATAAGCTTACAGCTTGTATGAGAGAGTACAGACAATCAGCAAGCGCACCTTTCCATTCCTTGGACTGAGCGACCTCAAATGTATATTCATCATCACCATTAAGCTGACGTTCTATCATCTTATTCTCCACGAATCCTAAAGGGATAGGGTAGTGGATTTCATCAATCAATGCTTGCTTTATTGTCTTCATATCAATTCAAATTAAACCTCTGGAGTGAGTTTAGAGAGAACTTCGGCTTCCTCCTCATCGCTGAGTGAGTTGAGAGCCTTAATCAGAGTCTCATCGGTTGAGTTAGTCTTCACATTGACACCAGCAGCCTTCAAAGCAGCGATGAGGTCAGCCTTCTTATACTTCTTACCCTTGTAAGTTGTATACTGGTCGGTATCATCGGTAGACTCGGCATTCGTATCAACCTCCTCAGACTTGGTAGTGAGCATATAAATCTGATCTACGTCCTCGATTACTGGTAAGCAGATAGCCTGTCCTGCGGTAACCTCCTGCAAAGATGGCTCATTCTTGGAGTACTTAGAGATAAGCTTGTAGCTGTCAACGTTAGAGTACTGAACACCTGCTACTCGGTTGGTGTCCTCTGCAAGGGTACCCCAAACGAAAGAGCCTACGTTGGTGTTACAGATGAAGATAATGTTATTCTCATTCCATGGCTTAACTGATTTTGGCTTTCCGTTCTTCTCGATAATCACGGTTCGGTTGATAACCTTGATGGCTGCACCGAACTCATCCTCGAATGCTTCCGAGAAAGCTGACTCCGATGGTGTCTTGAGCTTGGTATTTTCGGTATAAGTCTTACCCTCGTAGTCGGCAACAAGCTCTTTTGCCCATTGCTCCTTGCGGATTTTCTTAATCTGCGTCTTAGCGAGCATAACCTGTATGATGGTATTGTTATCGGCATTTGCCTTATCGAAGATTTTCTCGAAATCATCACGGGTAGTAACACCATTGGTTGCTGTTTTGAAGCAGTTTGCCTTAAAATATCCATAGTCAACACGGATAGCCTTACCCGAATTGTCTGCATCTTCAACGGCAATAATACCATTAGAGAGACCTGCCAAGAAGTTCATTTCGTTACGCTCTTCGAGACCGACAGAGCAAGCGACACCATCATTCATGAGCTTGTTGATGATACGAGCCTTTGCAGTATTAGCAGCCTGTCGTGTTGATGTAGCCTGCTCAACCAAGCCTTGCGCCTGGAATGAATTGGCTCTCGCTACAATGTTCTCATACTGAGCCTTCATGATGTTGATGTTGTTGATGTCAGACTCGAAAAGAATCTTCTTCATCGCAATCTTTGGCAACTTACCATTAGAGGTTGCGATTTGACCACGCTTCTTCAAAGGAATGTCTGAATCCATCTCAACGATGTCGGCAGCTACATATGTGGTCTTAGCTGATGAACCTTCCCACTTCTGATCTGGAGAATACACATCGGTAAGCATCTCCTTGTAAAGATAGGTACGCTCCTTCGGATTCTCCTTCTCCTTAACATACAAGCTAAGTTTAGGGAAGATAGCTCGGATAAACTGAATAAAAAGTGATTCGTTCATATAAACAATCTTTTAAGTTAAAAACTAGAGCACAACTTAGTCATGCTCAAAAATAAGACTTGGGAGAGCTGTCTTGATGGCGGTTCTCTGAGTTTCGTCCTTGAACTGATAAGGCATTGCCACATCATTCACGCGACCATTATCCATAATGGCAACCGCTTCACCCTTCATGCGTGAGCGAACGACAACACCAGCAAATTCTGCTTCGCTAGCCTTGTCTTTGTACTTGCCATCTTCGGTTTCAAGTGGAGAATACTCATAAACATCATCAACCTTCTTGCGGACAATGATGTGACCTGCCTGAATAACCTCATCCTTGAAGTTGGCGTAGTCGAGTGCTCTACCGCCTGTGATACCACCGAGATACTGACGGATAACCACAGCGTCCTTACCCATGTCGTAGCCTTTGGTTTTTGGCTTGTAGTCTTCTGCTACCATAATCTAATAATTTATTAGTGAAACAATAGATGATTACATCTTAGCCAGCTCCTTGACTTCATCATCAGACATTAACTTATCTTCCTCCTTTGGCTGAGGTTTGGTATCGGGAGCAGGGATTCGTCCAAGCTTTTCAAGACCCTTTTCAAGTCTTTCCTTGTTCTCTTCCTCAATATCTTCCTTCAACTCATCGAGGTAGTCCTCAAACTCCTCTTCATTCTCAAACTTCATGTGAGAGAAAGATTTAAGCCGACGCTCTCCGAACTTACCTGTGTCCTTCAGCAGTTCCCTTACCTTTGCGGTACGGCTGCTTGTGGTATTGCCAGACTTCAATGCAGTTACATCGCCTTGGAGTGTAGCAACAGCCTTTGTAAGTTCCTTGATTGCGGTGAGGGTAGCGGAGTCATCATCATCGCTATCCTTCTTGCCCTTCTTGCCCTTCCGTGACGGACTTCTACGTGCTGGATCGTCATCTGGATCTGGATCGTCATCTGGATCTGGATCGTCATCTGGTGCAGGATGAGCGTTTTTGTACTCTGAGACTTGGCGGTCTGCTGCGGACTGAGTTAACTGGAGTAACGGCAAGACATCATCAATTGCGTCACTAATACCTTCACTAACTTCTTCGTCAGTAGCATCATCTTTGAGTTGAAGTTTGTTGGCAACATTGGCGGCAACACCCTTTAACTCCTTACGACTGAACCCCAATGCCTTAATGTCTCGATTGGTTTTCAGTGCTTCAAGAACTTTTCTGTAATACTTGTTCATTGCTTGTTGAGTTATATTTAACAAAAAATGGTCTGCGAGCGAAATGCAGGCAGACCAAACGTAGAACTCGGTGTAAGAGCAATGTTACGAAAAGTTCTGTCACGTGCATCTTCACACGCTTTTATGGGTGCAAATATACGAAATATTATTTAATCAACAAATAGTTTTTGCAAAAAAGTGAGAAATTATTTTCATTTCAATAAACAAGGGAGAACTTCACAGCCCTCCCTTGGAAGATAAGATGCAATAAAAATGCACTTAAACGTGCAAAATATCTTCTGTGTTCAAGTTAGATTCTTTTGGTATAATTATAGGTTTGATGTATTTTATCAGCTTAGAACTTATAATTTTCCTCTATCGTGGTAAGAGTAATACTGCTCTGATTTGCTACTGATGATAACGTGGTCCATAAAAAACAATCTCATTATTTCACAAGCCTTCTGTATCTTATATGTTATCGCATCGTCGGACTTTGATGGAAAGCAGTTAGAGCTAGGGTGATTGTGAACCAATGCTATTATTACGGCATTGCAGGAGATAGCTTCTTTACACACAATTCTTACGTCTATAGGGGTTTCTGTTATTCCACCTTGCGACAATCGAACCATTTTGATTAACTTGAAGTGGTTATCCATACAGAACAGATAAGATTCTTCTGTTTCTAAATCCTTGACGTATGGTAAAATATAGTTGTAGATGTCGATGGAACTTCCCAAATCTGTAAGTTCTTGCGACTTCTCCTTCATAAATCTTCTGCCAAGTTCGAATGCAGCGAGTATAGCGGTAGCCTTCTTTTCACCTATTCCTTTGATAGATGTAAGCTCCTGCAGTGTTCTCTTGCTCGCCTTTCTGAGGGAATGACTACCATCAAAGATTTTTCTTATTGGTTCATTACCCTGTAGCATAGGGTCTATACCGATAATTGAAGCAATAAGGTTCTCGTTACTAAGATATTCTACCCCATATTCCTTTGCGTATGATGTGATAGAATCGTACTTGATAGTTCTTGCATTATCCTTCATAAGATACCTCCTCTATGTCTTTTGAATAATTGAACACAACATCAAAACTGAAACCCAATTTAGTAATGAGGTAGAAATGAATATCCTCCCAGTCCCAACTTGAAGGAATGCCTTTTATCTTTTTAGACTTTTCGGCATCCATTGCTATGATAACGTTCTCTTCCATTGCTCTATCTTATTTTTAAAAGTTCATAACTTTCGTTTCATACACTATGAATCCTATCTGATCCGCCACAATTAATTTAAGATGATTTCCTCCTGGTCCATTTATATCACCATCATTCAATCCGATTTCGTCTAACGTAGCTTTAATGGCAGTTTGGTAATCTCCTATACCTTGAATTAATAAGCATAGGTCTGGTCTCTCATTAAGAAACTGATGAAAACCATATAGGCTATATGAGCCTTTTTTGATGAGTGAGAAGAAATCTTTCCATTCATCACCGCCAACCTGCGTGGTTACGGATTTCAGCTCTTCTATTGTTGTGCAGTTGTTTTCCATACGATTTCATTTAGCGTGATACGATGAAGTCTTTATCTGTAAAGGTCTGATCCTTATATTTTTCGAACAACTCTCGGTCGCTGATACAATCATTAGCATATGCTAACTCTCTGAATGAAAGTTTGTACCCAAACTTATCTTTCAACATTTCGATTTTGAGTTCTTTTTTCTGAAGGTCCGATAATTCATATACTGTCATATTCATTTCCTCCTATTAAACATTGCTATCCAACAATTCAAATTTTATTCCTTTTTCGGTTTTCTTAGTCACCCATTTAGCTGTAACCACGCCACCTTTCCATGCTTTTATGAGGGGGAGAACCTTACACTCCCCTACATTTATAATCTGTGTAATATACTCGCAAGCACCTTCAAAAGTGTCGAATGCGTGAAGTAAAACCGTATATCTATCTGATTCTGTGTAAACGTTCATTGCTCTTATCTCCTATACTTTAAACCAATTCATAGCTTTCTGTATTCTCGTTGTATGCTACGACTCCTTTCTGCTGTAAATTACAAAGTGCAGTGTTGAAGTTGTAGATACTAAACTCTGCATCTGTGGCTTCAATCAAGCATCCTTCTTGGTAGCCGAACTTGACCTTTTTCAAAGCCTTTGTAATTCGCTTCTCTAACGCTTCTATTGTGTAAACTTTAACCTTTTTCATTGCTCTTATCTTTTAAATTGTTATTTTTATTTTGATGGTGCAAAGGTAGTCATTTTTTAGCATTTGACCAAATGTTTTGAGCATAAAGTACTTTTTGCTAACTTAGTTTAACTTATTGATACTTAGATACTTATGCCAAACTATTAATTTTGTGTATGTAAGTCTATTTCTTAAAAATGGTATAAGTTATATGGAGATAAAAAATGAACCGCTTAGAAAGGCTTATATTGAAGTGTATAGTCTTTTTCTGAATTACTTTATATTAAATAAAAAATGCACTCTAACCTCACGGTCGGAGTGCACTAAGAGCAATGAAACGTTAAAGGTAACGTTTCGGCTGCAAAGTTACAAAACTTTTCTGTATCTTGCAAATTTATACTATACTATTTAACAATTGCAAATCATTGTCTCTATCGAAGTCGTATGGATAGAAGGTGTTGGCAAGGGCATCCATCTTGTCGGGAGAACGTTTCAGACGCTTCTTGATTTCGTCTTTTGGTTCCATGATGATTGAACCATCTGACTGAAACAGCCAATGCACTTCGCACAATTCTTGATCCAACTCATCGTCAGGTGGGAGTGCTGCAAAGAATCCATTCTTTGGGTTGAGCCAGTCACGTATACACCAAAACAAATAAGCCCTCATGTTAGCGAAAGAGTAGCAGCCTGTCACATCATGCTTGTTTCTCACGCCTTCCGAGAACTTGCAAGAGAATGCAGTTAAATACTTTTGTTCTATGAGTCTTGAATAAACTCCAGCACCTTCTCCTATGGTATCAATGAAGGCTTTATTCTTGGAACTCAAACTTAGGTAGTGCGCGACTTGACCTGCGACTGCCATGTGGTCCGCATGACCACCCGAATTATGACACTTGATTTCTGAAACATAGTTTCCTTGTCGTGGAACATAGCAAGACCTATCGCGCCCCATACCTGCGACATCGACACCTAGGCGTATTGGCTTATGGGTGATAAAGCCACTATCTTTAAGTTCCTTCCATCTTCTATGGGCAATCTCGCACCATTCGTATGGAATGAGGGTATCTTCGGAAACCTTCGGAAACATACCGAGAACCTTAACACGAAAAAGGTCATTTGGAGTGTAATATCCACCTTCCCACACAAAATCACCACGACCCTCATCAAACTCAGACTTTCTGATCTTCTGTGCCCATGCTGAGACCTTATCGGCTACCCATTCATAGTCAACTTGACCAGGGATAATGTTTTTCTTGCTTACTACGTTCTCTGCGTTGAGAGATGATAATCTAAACTTCTTGAATCGGGGAGACTTCATGGAGTTGGCTGCATACCCTGTAGTAACGTTTGGGTTGAATACCAATAGCAATCGAGAGTTACCTTGCAGGTTACCCTCGATTGCATTATAGATGGTGTCCGAGATACCGGATGCTTCAGTTACGATGAACATGGTGTTTACAGCATGGAATCCCGACCAAGCCTCTGTGTTGTCGGCTGAAGATTTGAAACCTGTCAGATACCATTCCTCGTAATCTGTTCTGATACCATCCGACAGCAAACGACCAGGCAGAAAGCCTGCCTTTTTGTATAGACGTGCCACTTCTGGTATCATGATGTTTGTTACCTGTCTTCCTGTCGGTGCAGTAAGGGCAATCTTGGTGTTCTTTTCCAAACTGCCATCCTTACCAAAGCGAGGAGTGAGGTAGAGGAAACATAAAGCGGCTACGGCAGCGATGAAGTCCTTACCCCTTGCAGTTCCACTGGCTACCGTTGTCATTTTGTTCTTCTGAACAGAACGCAATATAGCCTTTTGCTCTTCGTCAAGGCGAGCCTTCAAGACTTCCTTGGCGAAGAGACACCAATCATTGCGCCATGCAATCATTTTTTTTATTGCTTTCTGTTCTGACATATTGCTAATTCAATAATATTCGTATTTTCTTGTTTCCTTTAAGTATGGCTGCTGCAACTCGATGATAACCATCAATAATATAAATCTCCCTATAAACAAACACTTTATTCGATTATTCTCATTTTAACCTTTCTCTCATGATTGAGCTTTGCGGCAACGAAACGATGATTTCCATCAACAATCATTATTCTTTCACTATTACCATCAGTGTATCTTAAAGCCTTGATACCGTCATAATTTCTTGATGACATGTATTTTGCAACATCTTGTTTATTCAAGAAATCTTGTGGCGTGTTAATGCTTGAATTTATGTCAACATATACATCTTTCCCAAGTTCTTTAAATGTTTTATCAATATCACCAACTTCTTGACTGAGGCTGTATTTCTTTCCATAGACCCTATGAAAAGAACCAATAACGGCTTCTTCGACTCCATAGGGTGTCTTTGAAATGAATAAATTTATGTTCCAATTAGGAAATTTTCTATCAAGCTCGCTCACCCCACCACTTTCCTTACGGCTCTTGCTTGCTGAAGAACTGTTTGTCCCTCTTGTGCCATTACTTCGTTTACCCATAACCTAACAATTTAATTACTAACTATAATAAACTACTTTGAGAGCTTTGGGAAATCCTGCATGTTATCAAGCATATCTTCTACAGAGAAGTTCTTTACTTGAGTATCATACAAGGTCTTTTTCAGCTCTTGGTATTTTGCTTTTGCATCAAGATCAAGCATACCGATGGTATCTTTCATCTTTTCAAAAGCTTTCAACTTATTCTTGATGATGATGATTGGTGTTACATAGACGGCATTATTTTCCTTACACCACTGCTCAATCACGTTACCACCTCCATAAACGATGAATCTGAATCTGTTGCCATTTGCTACGAACTTGGCAATCTCGTATTCAAATTGCAGTTCATTTAATCGGTCTGTACACCCCCTTGTGGCGAATGATGAGTAACCTTTAGGGACACCCATCAAATTCAGCTTATAGAACTTAGGAGCCACATTTAAGTCAACAAATACACCAATCCCCTTTTCCTGCATAGCTCTCGCAAGAAAGCGTTTCTTGTAGATAGCCTGCATACCAAAAGCTATTGGAGTATCATTTGATAAGCTGAAGTTAGGCTCAATGATGCTGCCAGGGTTATACTTCAAAATCTTCTCTGGCTTCTCATAGATTGACCGGAATCTATAATCATCAGTATAGAAGTGGAGTGTTCCCCTGCCATTCATATTCGTTGTTCTTGCCTGCTCACCAAAGCAATAGAATGGGATTTCTATGTACTGAGGTTGCACATCAGACAACAAACATGGTATCTCCAACGGATTGTCCGTAGGAAACAAGCAGTCTGGTATATACAATTCTCCGTTATACATAATTATCCTTCTTCATCATCGGGAAGCTCCTTCATTAACTTCTCGAATGGGTTTTCTACTAATTTGTTATCTACTTGCTCGACATAGCCACGCTTCTTGCCCTTAGTTTTCAGAAGGAAGATGATTGCAGTTAGATTACCTTCATTCACCTTTTCGACCAGCTTGCTTTCAGTAAAGTCAAGAATGCCTTCATCTATATCATCCAACATCTTGGCTAACTTCTCATCCTCTTTTCGCCAGTTATATAAGGCTTGGCGTGTAATGCCCAAAGCTACTGCCGTAGCAGCCATATTGCCGCCCTTCTTTTCGTAAGCAGCGGCAATTTTTTTTAATTCTGTTCTTCTTACCTTTGTCATAATCAACCTTTCTAACTTGCAGATGCTATGACAGCTTTCAAAGCATCTATATACGACATATTCTTACACAACAAAAGTGATTTCGAAAGATGGTCTAATGGTCCAAGTCCAGGAAGCAGATTGATATCTATAGGATAATATCTACCATCTATTCCCTTGCGAAAATCAATTCTTGCGTGAGATTTCAATCCTAAGTAAAGGAATATAGTTCCTGCCAAATTCATTAACCTGTCATCATTCATTGCAGAACAGCATTCCTTAAAACCAACTTTGCAATCTCGTGTTTGGATGCCATTGGTTTCATCGCAATCAATAGAAATCGAACACAGAAGTAAATATTTATGGTTATTAATGCAGGTTACCGTGCAATCAGATCCAGCAATATACTCCTCAACAATACTTTCCATTCCAAACTCTTCTTTAAGGTATTTCACCTGTTCCATTACCTCTTTTGGGGTACGACAGATGCTTTTCTCCGATATACCAAAACTATCACTTCCATATCTAGGTTTAACAAAATATGTCTTACCTTCTTGTAATGATGATAAATGATATTGTTTCGGTGCTCTAATACCGCAACTACAAAGGAAACGGAAGACCTTTTCCTTATCCTTTACCAATTCGTATTTAGAGAAATCCTCTGCTGTTGTTTTTACACCTTTTGCTCGGATAGTCTTGATGAGAGATTCGCTTGCGGTTCTAAGTAATGCCACATCTTCCTTTTGTAAGAAGTCTAGCTTATCGTTTTCATCTACAACAGCTAGTTTGACATTATCTTTTCCTAAGGCTTCTCTATAATATTTGAAGACGGAAGAAATTCCATAGTTCTCCATCTCTTCTTTACTTGTTATGCTCCAAATCATTTTCTTTTTCTCCTTCCTTTATTTCGATTAAACGTTCACTCGCTAACTCTAACAATTTGGCAAATGAGATACTTGGGGATTTTATGCCAAACTCCTTACCTATCTCTTTTTGGATTTTAAGCAGGGTTTTCTCGTTATCTTCATCGGAAGCTAAAACGAGAGCATCACTTTTACGTGCTTGTTCACGAATATCTCCATACAATGTGTCCAGACTAGCAAATGAACTAGGGTAGAGGATGATGGTGAATACGAAATTCTCCTGCATGGCATATACATCTATACCCTCTGTGCTTATTGGCTTAATCTCGTCAATGTTCACATGAGCAAACTTCTTGAAGTCGATAGATTGAATTGATGCAAACAACTTCTTCAAGATGCTAACATTAGCTTCACCATGAAGGGAGTTGTGAGATAATTCAATAGCAATAGCTTCATCATTTGTAATCTCGCTCTCTTCTACATATAAGATGCCTAGCATTTTATAGTGCAGTTTCTTGCATGCCCTCAAACGATGATTACCGCTGATCATGATGTATCTACCATTATCCTTCTTGATACAGGTAGGCACACTACTCAATCCAGACTTAGCAATGTTGTCTGTTAGTTGGGCGAAGTCTTCACCCGACATTTCATTTGCATTGATTTCTACCTCATCTATGAGGTTTATATCAACTTTTGCGTATTTCCATCTATCTTCATTTTCCATTCTTCAACGATTTTTGATATTTCTCAATGATTTCCTTATTCGTAGGGTATATGCCAAGTATTCCTTCGTAAGCAAGATAAGATGATGTGCAGTGTTCCTTCACTTTTTTGTACACGCCACGATATTTCATGCTCACTGGCTTATGAGTATAAGCGCAGGATATAACCTTCTCGCAAAGCTTGCGCATTCTTCTGCTCAAATATCTTTGAACGCCTACAGACTGAATGCAATACAATATGAGTTTACTCAATCGAGGGATTGCGTTATTCGTGCAGAAGTCCGTTAACTGAAACAAATCATACCCCTTGTGTTGAGGTAGCGTAAAACCAAATCCACCTAGTGTATATTTGTCGTATTTCACCACAAAAGCAAATTGACAGACACTACATTGGTCCACCTTCTTGATATACTTCTTTTGCAAGCAATGAAGTAAAGGTGGGGTTACCCGTTCAATCATCAGTTTGCTTGCGTCTGTAATCTCCAAATCATCGGGAGGTACAATCTCGTTGCATTCGATTCTGTATGAAGAATATGAGGTGCTTGCATTATTTTGTGCAGTTGGCTTATTACAATAGAGGAACCTTCCTGCAGACCGTCTTTCCCCACTTGAATTATTCCACATAGCTATCTTATGCAGGTTTCTCAGATAAGGGCTGTTGCTGAAATAGTAGAAATAACTATCACTCGGAATACTTTCCACAAGATTATAGTAGTCGTTCCTTGCAACAGAAAAATCTGATTTCAAGTCACTATTTTCAGAAATGAGTTTGAATGCTCTCTTCTGCTTCTTCTCTATTCTTCCGTAATTAAAGAAGATTACCTTCTTATTCTTGATGGCTTCTTCTAGTGTTCCAACATGGAAATCACATGTAGTGAGCAATCTCATCAATCGCTCATTTGCCTCCTCGGTTTTCTCGATAGATTCCCTTGCCTTAATTTTCAACGCTTCGAAGATGGCACTATTTCTTGCCGATTCACTCATGAAATACTTTTGCAGTTTCACGGCATAAAGAGCTAGCGCAAGCTGTCTTGATGGTGTAGGATTGTTATAGTCCTCCAACCATGCAAGCTTATCCTTATATGTTAGTGATGTTTTACCATTTGCCAACATATAGAGCAGATAGCAGTAGGCATCTTGGCAGTATATAGATACTTCCACCTTATCAAGGAAGAATAGCTCATAGTAGTACATGAAGCCATTTACTATGCAGATTTCCTTGTGTCCGTTAGCTTTTACAGCATCATATAGAGCTGAAACCATTTCAGAATTGTATGGCAAAGGCATAGTCATAAAAGCTTCTATTGCGCTATATGGATTCCCTTGATATAGGAGTGGGCATAACTCATCTGGAGTATCATATTTAAGCCCTGTAACCTCACAAAATTGCTTGTAAGATGTTATAGATTGATAATCTTCCAATTCGTGGCTTATAGCGTAATAGAATATGCGATATGCAGAATACACGCAATTCATAGCTCGATAGAAATCATCAGTTGCATGAAACGTTCTAAATTCTATCGTCTTCGTCTTGAAGTATGCAGAAATATTCACTGCATGACGAATGAATCCCTTCTTAGACTGATTTGTGAAGAGGGTTTGTAATTCATCAAACGTCTGCGCATTTTTTACTCCTTCGAAATATTTTTCTGTAGGAATAGGCTTTGCATTGAAGATGTTTTCATCCCAATCTGAAATTTTGGCATATTTTTTAAAATATGGATAGCAGACATAAAAGAATAGATATACTTTCTTTAGCTGATCGACAGACAAATCTCCTACATATATATGGACATGAGTATCTATACTCCACTTAATCTTGCCACCTGCAGCAACCATTGATTCATATACAGAACGGAGGTCATGCAGCTCTTTTAGGCAGCAAAGATGTAGTGGAGGGGTATTCACCTCTCCACCAAACTGCTTATTGCTTGAACAATCGGTATTATCAATGCTCTCTTCCTTGCTCCAGGAGTAACCTTCGGGCAAAGTTACCTTCGCCCTTTCAAGATTGCACATTTCGATTTCAATACCAAATGTTCTGTTTTTTATATCGCTATCTACATTCATGAAGCATATCTATTTCGTTAATAATACCTAATCTCTGAATAGTTCTTCCTGTTTTACGGAAGTCTATTCCTAAAGCTACACTTGCAAGCGTAATGAGGGATGATATAACAGGTAACTCTAAGCCTATATGAAGGGCAATACTTTCCATCAGTACCAATCCCTCTGAAACGTCTTCTGTGATGTAACGTGAGTGAACAGATGTTGGGCTGATGGCTCTATCACTAGATTCTGAGTAACGATGCAAACTCTCTATTGGGTCTGACATATTGAAACCTCCTGCTTCAAATACGCTTGTTTTGAAAAAGCCCAAGTTTTTTAAGACTTTCATCTTTTCTTCGTCAAGTCTCATCAATAGATTGATAGTGGAGTCATTTCCTCTTGCGTATGCTTCACGATACATACAGAAATTTCCCTTTGAATATTCTATTCTCGGAATACTCATAATTGAACCTACCGTATGCAACACCATATTTGGATTGAGTAATGCAGATTCAAGCACGCAATATTTTGCTATAAAACCTTTGCTAATTTTATGCAGTTTCTCCATGCAGGTATCATGATTAGAAAAGCATGCTACAGGAATAACTTCATGCCTATAACCAACACGAAAAACAACTTCGTGTGGTTTATCATCCAACTCTACTCGTCCTTCCAAATATGGACCTGTTGCTTCAACTAACATTGGTAGTTTTCTGCAATGTTTCTCAAAATAGAAAGAGGATGCGTAACTAGAGATACAGACAACAATCTGATCATTGTGAAGGTATTGATGTATACGTTCTACTAGACCCTCATAGAAGTTACTCTGAATGGTACAAAATATAACTTCTGCTTCTGCAACCTTACTGAGGTCTTTAGAAACCTCTTTGATTGCAGTTTCTATATAAGCTGATTTCTCTTTAAGAAAAACCCTTTTGCCGTTCTTGATAAGTCTATCAAAGGCATCTGATTTGTATGAAGATGTCTTTAGGAGTGTAACTTCATGACCTTTAATAGAGAGGTCTGCGGCAAAAGCTACTCCCACGTTGCCCGTTCCTATAACTGCTATTTTCATGCTCTTTTATTTTAATTCTACAAAAATAGAGCGGCTAGAGGGACTCGAACCTTCGACCTTCACATTGGGAATGTGACGCTCTGACCGACTGAGCTATACCCGCAAAAGAGCGGAGAGTTGGAGCCGCACCAACGACCTCAGTGATGGTATCACTGCGCTCTGCTAACTGAGCTATCTCCGCTTATAATAACAATATTCTATACACGCAAAAATGCTCGTCTTTCCGAGCCGCCAACCCTAGTGGGTATTCCGATGGAAAAAGGGATGCCTAAAACAAGCTTTGCTCCGAGTAAACAGGATTCTTGGAAATTCCAAATTCCTCGACCTGTATTCCCAACTTTTCATTCAGCCATTTTGCCACTAGGTGGCGATGGCAAAAATCATCTGGCTTTTCGAAGCAACATAGAGCTACATCTTTTCCATTTGCCATTTTCTCTATTGCTGAGAGAAATGCTTTTGGGTCCCGATGAGCCAATATCTCAGAATTGAAACGTTGTACGTAATCTTCTTCCGATTTGGAGTTGTGAAGAATGTCCCATGATGGTGACACGTACTTGTTTGATAATCCTGTAAACCATTTCGGAGGGTAGAGGGCAATACCGATCATCATGATACCAGCTTTTGCTAACTTAGCTCCGTTTGAGAAGTATGATGTATAAATCTTCATTTCTTTTGTAACTTTTTGCAAAGATAGATAAAATTATTTAATCAACAAATAGTTTCTTGAAAAAAGTGAGAAATTATTTTCAAGCGTACATTTTCTTAAGAAACTTCTTTAGATATTCGTTATTAATATCCTTTAGTGGAGTAGGGGAGAATGAGGTGTCTCGCTCTACGGTTAAGCCTAACTTAGTTGTTAGCCCCTGCAACTCGGTTAAGCTTGTGTAGCCGTACTCGCCTTCACCACTTCCATTGATAGTGATTCCGTAGGCGATATTGTTCTCTAGATCAGCTTCCAATATGAACCAAGACCATGCACCAACACAAAGGAAGAACTTTGCTTGACAGATGGCTTCTTCCTTTTTACCATCCTGTGAGTAGAGAGGATATTTTTCCAGTCTCTTCTTAATTTCTTTCGTAATCAGTTTCATTGCTCTATAATAGTTATATGTTTTTAATATTACTCACTTTTAGATATGCTTGTTTTATATCCATATCTTCCGTTATTCCATAACGCTTTAATTCTCTAACCTTCTTTTTGGGGAAGTAAAGACAGATGTTTCCTTTCCATCCATTAAAGTTACCTATGTTTTCTAATACCTCTTTCATTGCTCTTATCTTTAAATTGTTATTATTTATTTTTGATAGTGCAAAGGTAATCATTTTTTTGCATTTGACCAAACGTTTTGAGCATAAAGTACTTTTTGCTAACTTAGTTTAACTTATTGTTATTCAGGTACTTATCGTATAGTATACTTGACGCATCTACTATCATCTGACTAGCATCAATTCCTAATGATTGATAGAAAGCACCATGTCCGCAAAGTGTTTCGTATGCAATTCGCATGATTCTACGTTCATCCCTTGTGAAATCATACTTAAAAGTAGAAAAGATGGAGAGTGCTCCTTTCAAATCTCCATCTTTTAGCTTTTGCACAGCTTGTGCAGTTTTACTTATCTTCATAAGGCTCAATGTTTCTTGTTGTGAAATCGTCTGCTGTCAAGATGATTTCTGATCCATTAACCATTTCTTCGACTTTATCGCATGCGTCACTGCCATTGATGGCATCAACCTCCACTACCTTTTGCAGGTATTCGGTGACTTGCACTTTAACCTTGTGAATGGCAGCTTTCTCTAGTTCCTCTATTTGAAGATTGAACACTTCTAGGAGTTCTTTGATTTCCTTTTCGATTTCCTCGAAATCAATGATGATATCCTTCAAGCGTTTGGGTGCTCCATTTATACCATGACCTTCTTTGTCACACCAGTTTAGGGCTTCACTATCTGGATCGAAGTTCTCGTAGTAATCATCGAGGTTCTTCAAAAACTCATTCGGGTCATTGTTTGGCATTTCGATTGACATGTTGAAATCTTGACCAGCAGGAGAATAACGCTGAAAGAAGATGTAGGCAAGGTCATTGCCATTATCTGTAGCATCTACAGCCCAACCTCTAACTTGTCCTATATGGATAATCAAATCTAATAACTTCTGTTCCATTGCTCTAACTTTTAAATGTCGTTATAATGAAGACCTTCACCCTTCACTAGTTCGTGGTCTTCGTTTTCAACTAATTCTGAGAGGGATAACCAGCATCCACGATAAAGAAACTTCTTCAGCTCTTGATAACGTTTTTCTGCAACTTCCTTATCGGTGATGAGGGATTCTTTAAGTTGGTCCTCTGTGTAGAGATACCATATCAATTTGTATATCTTCATAATCGTATATTTTATGGTTCTACTATATATTCGTTAAGTGTATGCTGTTCTAGCATAAACTCGTAACCTACATTGTTAAGTTGACTTTGCTTATGATACCCAAGTTCATTAATCTGAGTATCTGTAGCATTAAACTTCCTTGCTGCTTTCATGCAATTTGGAAGGTTGCCAATAAAGAGCAATTCCTTGCTGTCTGTTGATAGGTGCTCATCTGTTCTGTATAAGAAATAAACCTGCAATTTCATATCATTTCGTATTTACATGTATAAATCCGCGTATCTCTTATTTACTCTACCAATAAGTCGCATGGCTTTTCTTAGCAATTTGACCTCTTTTTCTGATAGAAGGCTTTTAGGTGATGTTACAAAACTACCTAAAAGTTGCTCTAATTCTATTCTGTCTTTATAACTCATTCTATTCCTTTCTTTGAAATCTATAATTTGGGCATTCCCTTTTATTAGCTATCACAAGCAGGACAGGGAATAACAGACCATGCTTGCAACCATTACCATATTCGTCGGCTGCTTCGCAAGTTTCACAGCCATAATAGGCGTTGATGTTGAATGCGCTCATAACTAAATCTCCATAGCCACTTCAATTCCTTTCTTTGGATTCTTAGTAGCTCTGTCTAGGCAAACCTTTCCATTGAACACACCCTTGACGATAGCATAGAACTCTGTGGTTTTCTCGCCATCTTTTTGTGTAGTTGGTATTTTGCCAACCCTTTCACAAACTATTCCGTTTTTAGTAAGGATGGTGTTTGTGACCATTTCTCCGTAGTAAGACTGCTCTGTGCGCTGTTGAATGACTTTACCGACTACCTTGACTTGCATACCTTTCTTGATGGCATCAATACCACCTTTTAAGCTATCCTCGTAGTTCTTCACCAGGAAGAAAGCATAAACGAACTGCTCCGAGAATGTGTAGTAGTCTTTTGCTACTTTCTGCATTTCAACCTCGAATTGCGATTTAGGCTCTTTAGATAGCGCAAAATCGCAGACCTTTGTAATGTATGAGGTGTCAACCGTAAACTTCTTAGAATCTCTTATTTCCTCTAATTTGGCGATTGTTTCTGATGGGTAATAGTGACCATTTGCGTAATAGCCTTTCTTGTAAACAGGGCACTCGTCATACTGAGCCTTGCACATGGCGATCATGTCATTCTTCAAGATGGCATCCGTATATCTACTATCCTTAGGACCACCCCAAATTGGGATAAGGTCTCCATAGTCATCATCGGTGGCATATCTGATAGTGTGGTCGTAGGTCTCATAAAGTTTGCGTGTAAAGTCTGAGAGAAAGTCAATGTACTTCAATCCGAACTTTTTTATGCACTCGCAACCTACTTGCAGTTCATCGCCAGTTTGCGTATTCTCGATTACGTATGCGTTGTTACACCAATGACCACATAGGTCGCATTTGCCGTAATCAGCTCCATGCTCCTTAATCTTGAATACCAACTCCTTGGTTGTATCAGCAGGAGTAAAGGCTCCATTCTTATATGTGGCCAGCAATCTCCAATTACTTTCGTCTGGCATATTGATGGTGAGGTCACAGATGTCATGCCAATACTTACCAATGATGGTTTGACAATCTTCTACTACCGCATGACGGAATAACTTTTTCCGTGGGGTACTAATGGTGTAGTCGAAACCTTCTACATTGCGCTTTGTCTTGTCAGCAAACTTCTTGAATGCGTCAACTGACTCTGATGGAATAAACGTCTTTATCGTATTCATTGCTCTTATCGTATTGAGGTAGGGTGGTTAGCCCTACCATTTCCTTCTTATGCGACTTTCAAATATTTGCGTAAATCAACCAATACTGATGCTACACTTACAAAGAATGGAATACCATTTCTTTCTTGCTGCATGTGGATTCCAATGCTTTCTAGTACAGCTTTTTCGCTTTTGCTGTAGAAGTTATCGGCTAGCGTACCAAACTCGTTTTTGCCGTATGGCTTGTTCAGTATGTCGAATAGCTGCTCCTTCTTCATTTGCTCCTTCAACTTGGCTACTCGCTCTTCTTTAGCTCTTGCAACTCTTTTGAAGTTCATCTTCTCCCAAAGAATACAGAAAGCATCCTTATCTAGGTCACTTGCCATATATACATTCTCGATGGAAGCGTATTCGGTAGCATTGACCGACATTCCTACTCGCTGCTCAAATTCTTGCTGTGTCATGATTACTTGTATAAATATGAAGATGTTTCTCTTCTACATTACTCGAACGATATAAGGAAAATTGTAACCTCTTCTTCCATAAGTAAACCCATTATTTTTATTAAATCGGCAATCGCCAACAATAATGAGAGTCTTGGTTACTTTGCTGACCGTTTCTACACGTTCTTCAAATACATAGTGAACAATAATCTTGTCTCCAACCTTAATATTTTCTAATTGTTTCATTGCTCTTATCTCCTATTCTTTTAATTGTTATTATTTATTTTTGATAGTGCAAAGATAGTCATTTTTTGCGAATTGACCAAATAATAACCGCTTTATTTTCAAGCACTTACAATAGTTTAACCTTTAAACTTCTTTATAGTCTGTTTGCTAACTTTTGCTAACTTTTTAATCGGACGTATTGTAGTTTGGGAAACTTTTACTATCTTTGCAGCATGAATATACAAGAATATCTAGAACAATGCTCTGTTAAGTCCGTGGACGAGCTTACAGACGAACAGGTTGTGAACTACTATACCAAAGGAAATGCAGGTGTAGCTCAAATGTGCGCAGTAGAATTAGCTCTACAAAACTATCCTATTAGCGGCTTTACGAGAGAAGAAATAATGCTCTCTATTCGCAAGGCAATGAAAACTAAAACAAAGTTTGGTCTGACCTATATTACCAATGAATCAGCCGTAGGTCCTACCGAAAGAAAATCAAGATGGGTGGTAGAACCATAGACTACCACCTATCTTTTTGTCGGTTTGTTTAGCTTATAATACTTCTCATAGAGAGCCATAGCTTCATTATAAAGCCTTGGCAAAACCTTTTTGAAGTATTTATTGTTAGACCAATAATTTTCGCTTAAATGGGCTATAATATCAGCTAAACAATTATGCAAACTCGATGCGAAGTAATCGACGTCGTGTCCTAACATTCCCTGTATCCAGTTGTGGTCTTTGTCGATAGCTTGCAAAGTATCAGAGATTTTGCCAAATTGTTCCATTACATCATACGTTTTGTCTTTTACGAGTTTGAGCTCTTCAAATAGTCTATCAGCGATTTTCCATTGCGAAACACCTTCTCCATCTACGTATCTATATTCGGGCTTGTTGTAGTCAGCAAAAAACCTTTTATAAAGATTTTTGAAGTCTGCATTTCCTTCCCAATTACCTTGTAATGCGGCTTTAGCGTGTCCGTATTCGTGATATTGGAGACCCTTGCGATACCATTCTGAATTTAAGATTCTTTCCTTCAGACCATCGAAGTCTATTCGCACATGATTGTATTTGCTCCAAAAGTATGCTTTGTTTCCGCTAAGGCTAATACAAGGAACAAACTTGTCAAAGCTATCATAAAACTCTTTCTTTCCGAGCCATTTGGTCGGACTCAATCCAATACCTCTAAAGCCTTCCACGATGGTATGAGGTGTATTGAAGGATAGCTTATCTAAGCCATACGCAATCAAATCTTGATCCGAAGACAGCTTGTAGATGTTGTACGCACCCTCTATCTCACGATAAACCCTTTCATAACCTTGGACATCAATCCTTGCAGTTTCTATAGTCTTGATGTAATCATTGAAGCGAGGAATCCATCTTGTAGGAATGATACTCAAATCTGCTGTTCTCAATTCGTTCAGATGGGTAGCAGCTTCCATGACCTCCTTCAAGCCGTTATGATACTCGTCAAGAAAGACCTCATAAGCCTTGCCCCAGCCTTCTGTTATGCGAGCCGATTCTACTCTTATCCAAGAATTGACGTTATCAATGTTTGGACCATACAGATTTTGCATGAGTTTCTTTCCTGCCATAACTGCTTCCTGGTCGTCTAATACAGTCTCCAATTCCCAATCATCGAAATCATCTATTAGCTTCTTAGGCTTCAACGGAATAGAACGAAGGTCTTGCAGTTCCCTACGAGCTTCATCATAGGTAGCCTTCAACTTTGGTTTTATCTTGCTCACTGGTTCGAATTGTGTAGGAGTGATATTTGCAAACTTATTAGTTATGCCATCCCTCCAATCGCCGAAATTATAGCTATAATCAAACTTTGCTAGATAACTTTTCTTTGTCCTGCCGAAAGACTCTACAGCTTGACGAACCTTGTCATCATACTTGTCGAACATATCTGATAATACAGAGCGTTCACTATCAGTCAGCATTCCAAAACTCTCTTTAAATTGATGTGTAGTGAGGAATTTTTCAAAGCTTGATATATCAACTTCATAGGCTTTAGCATTTCGCCTTAATGTTGCTATGTCAGAATTATCTACATCTATGTTGTATTTCAATAAGTCTCTGTTCTTCCAAGCAAGCTTTATGGCTTTTTCGTCTCTGTCAGCATGGCGGTACTCAGCCGCGTCCTCAACGGACAGGTGCCAATACTTTCTGTTATCCTTCAAGAAGTATGGAAGTGTTTCAGCTTGCCCGATTCGGCTGCGGTTATTGCGTACCCAGTCATTAAAGTTCTTTGGGGTGCGAGAAATCATAGCTGACTTCTGAATAGAAGGAGAACCATAGTACTCTTCATCGCTCATCACAATAGGTACAACATAACACATGCAGTTAGGATGCCAACCTAGGAAGACAAAGTCTTTTGGGTATATTCCCAACAAATCATCACAGATGTCTGGTGCAGGATGGCGTTTACTCAATTTAATCTCATATCCCAAGATGAAGTCAAATTGTTGCCAACGTGTCTGCTCTGCCTTTCGGTAAGCCATGTTTATCTCGGTTCTTGCCAAACGTATAGAAGCGTATTGGCAATTCGCGCATGTAGCGGCTTTTCCGAACTTTTCTGTATAATCAGCCTTTAATGAAGGATAGTCTAACAGATACTTACTGATTCGCTTGCTGAGAACAACCGCAGACTGTCCTCTTTCTATTGCAGTTGATATGGTATGCTCCAACTCCTTTTTCAAGGCTTGTGACTGATACCATAGTTTCTGTGAAACAGACAACCCCTTATCAACCCTATTCTGAAAAGCCTTCAAAGCATCTGAATTAGTTTGGAAATACCTGTTGTACTTATCTCCGCCCTTCTCAAAATCATAAGCACGAAGTACCTTTCTTGCAAGTAGGTCCTGCATGATGTTACTTTCTTTCCACTCATTTGTGGTACCTGCATAGATGAGGTTATTCATCTGTGCAGCATAACTAGTCATGATGCCATTGATGGTTTGTTTCAGTTCTGGATAGTCCCCAAACAAGAACTCAGCAGAACCATCATAACCGACACCATCTATAGCAGTAGCAACTTGGCTAGCGATTCTATCATAAATGCTCTGAACTTGTGCCACGTAGTTAACTAAGCGTCTGTTCAGAGCATCGTATGCTTTCTTTTGATTGGGGATATTTGGTCTCATTTATTTCGGCTTATAATGTTCGTTTACACATTCCCTTTGATAGAGGATAGCAAACTCCTCATAAGGGCAAGTGCCCAACGTTGGCTCTCCCGTAACACTAAGATTACGTGGATTGGAAACGTGGGCACATAATTTGCAGAACTGAGGTTCTTTTGGAATAGGCTTAACCTTCTTCTTTGGAGACATAGCAATTAACCTTTACCTCTACAATCGTATTGCCATCCTTCTGATATACTCTCTGCTTCATGATCTTGGATTCGATAGTATTGAGTACATCTTTCTTTGCCTGTGCGAGAGTTTCCTTTGTTATCTCATGCAAAGCTTCTCTCATGGACTTGACATGATGGTCTCGCTTGTAGTGGCGAATGTAATTCTTGTCGATACGATAAGCCTTGGCACATACCTTTGGCTCTAGGATTTCTTTCTGTTCGAAGACAGTTACACTGATAGGGTAGAGTCTTCTAGCTAACTTGAATAGCCAAATTGCGATTTTTTTCTTCATAACTTGTGCAGTTTATTGCGTTTATATTGTTTGTTCACCCATAGCAAAAGCAGACTGCTGTACTGCTGCCGCATTAAGTTCATCCTGTCGAATATCCTCCATTGTCTGCTGAGGGTCTTGCGACTGCCCAAGCTTAACGATGGATTCAAGCTGACTTTCTACCGGCTTACCACCATTAGCCTTTTGTCTGATGGTGATGTCGTAGCTCTCATCCTTTGGTATGTAAGGAGTGATGATGTGGTCGCAGGTGACGTTATCTATCTCCTTTTCCCATTTTGGATTCATGACCTTCAAGAATGCCTTGATTACATTGAACTCTCTTTCAAAGAACTCCTTGAAAGCGCCCGATTCCATGCGAACTTTCAGATGTGCATCTGTGAGCAACGTCTGTCTAGCATCGTAGCCGATATTACCAAGAGATTTCATATTCTCAAAGCTAATATCTGGCATTTGAGAAAGCATCCAGTACAATCCGAGGAGGGTTTTATTCTGACCGCTAACCGCTTCTTGCGACTGATTCCATGATACGTATGAAATATCGCCATCATTCTCAACTCTCCATATACGCAAACTTTCTCCCTTTTTCTCCTGTCCGACTATGCCACCCTTGACTTTTGCGATTGGTGCAGCGTTATATGCAATCACGTTGCTATTGCGACTGACATTATACTCAAATTCACTTCGGATATTATCAAGCCCCTCGTAGATGGCGTGAGGTCGAGACAGGTATGCTCCAGGAATCTTACGGATGATGATTTCCTCACCACTCTTAGTGTTTCCATCCTCATCAACTTGTGCAGTTACTTCCTCCCACATTTCACCAAGGTTACTTTTCTTCCAAATGAAATGATAGTTTTCTGTAAAGGTCTCAAAGAATGTTATCGTCTCTTTATCGGAAACGGTCTTATCATATTCAAACGACATAGCTTGCATATCATCATACTCATCAATGATAGGGTACAATATTACTCCATCCATAGGAGAGAAGGTTTTGCACTTCAACTTGTAGTTTGATTCAAAACCATATAAAGAGTTATGCTTCTTGACTGAATACCAAATGGTGAAGATTTCACAGCTTGCGAAATAGGCTAGTCCACGTTTGTAGTTCATGTTGTCAATATGAGCACAATCGTAGATTTTTTCTAATGCCTTTTGGATTTCCCTCTGAATATCATTTTCTGGAGTGTTGTACTTTCTCTTAACTGGTATAGAGAATGTAAATTCTGTTATTCTGTTTGTGAGCAGCTTTTCAAGGGCAACCGCTATACGGGATGATTTTTCACCATTGTCTTTATCACGAAGGCTTATGGTATCTGTCATTACCTTATGGCTTTCTGGCTCATATAAACTCAAAAGATAACTCCACAAAGGGACTATTACAGTCCTTCTGCGTAGCTCTTCTATCTTTTGGCTGATAGTATCAGTTTTCTTGAGTATTTCTTCGATGTTCATATCTTTACTACTTTTGGTGCAAAGATACTAAAAATATTTAATCAACAAATAGATTTAACCGAGAAATTGCATATTTATTTTCGCTTATAGAGCTTTTTATGTTTTTTATGATAATGAATAAAGGCGATACAAGCAAATCCGCTTATACCGCCTTAGATAGAGCAATAAAATATCTTATGCAGGCATTAGTAATTGTGCCTTTTCTTTGTTCACGATTTCTAATACCATTTTAGCTGCCTTGTTTACGTCTGTCAAAACAGAAACGATGAACTTTGGTTGCTTTTTAAGCTTGCTGATCCAACCATCTAGGTAAGCAGCGTTATTATCTAAAATGCGACTGCTAAAGCCTAGGACGTTTCCGATAAGAGCTGCTCCAAGCTCCGCAACCAACTCTTCTCTTGCATAGTCCTTTTCTCCTTTCTCTTCTTCAAATCCTCTGTTCAGTCTTGACTTGTGACCTGTAGAATGAACCATTTCATGCAGGAGGGTAGAGTAGTACTCCTGTCCATCCTCGAATATCTCCTGCTCTGTATTGCCCTTCTTGAACTGACTTTTAAGAGGTGTGGTAATATCATCTGTCCCTACTCTGTAGAAGGCTCCGCTAGAATACTTGTCGTAGCGGATAGGGCAGAGCCACTTCTGATAAAGAAGCATATCATCAATTTTCTCGTTGACGTACATACCAGCCGTGTCTGTCGGCAACTCATTCTTATCTTTGAGACTGAACTTATCCTTCAACTTTTGTATCGTCTTAGGTGCTAACTCTTCGAGGTTGGTTTGGCTGAGGTTGAACACATTGTAGCTCTTCAAGAAAGGCTGAACTTTGCAGTCTAGTTGGGCTGATCGAGTCATTCCGTTGTAGCTGTCTTCTGTTATTTTGTTTCCATTCTTGTCTTTGTACTGAATGGACCAAAATAGAACAGGGAAGCTTTTCTCTCCTTTGTTCACACTAGCTCCTAATGCCTTTATCTGATTGAAGGTAGCAAAGATAGGATATTTGAATCTATCTTCGTCCATCATGCAGAGGAACAGGAAGAATGAGTTCATTCCATTATATTCACGACCTCCAAGGTTCACTGGGTTACCACCATAAGATGTGGTGAACCAACCCATCTTCCAATCTCCTGCCTTCATCTTTTGCATTCGTGAAATCATCATTTCAGCGAAATGCTCTAAAACGTTGTCTGTCTTCATTGCTCTTACTTTTTATATGCAGTTATTACAATTTCTTGCCATACACTCTTGTTATCTCATCGTAGATATATGCTCCGCTTGTATGAGGACTGCCAAACAACCCAAGAATGCGGTTATCTACAGTGATACTGTTTGTCTTGACGACAACTCCGTTTTTGATGTGGTCGCAATAAACTTCATTGCCGATATGGTAAAGCTCCATCTTGCGATTATAGCAATCTGTTCCAATATACTCCTTACTCATGGCGATCTCCTTTCTTTTTTAATTGTCTGCATGCGTAATACATTTTGTTGAAGTTATCTACCTTCTGACGGATTTCTTCTTTAGTATGAAAATTACAAATCATGTCTTGATAAAAAACTTCGCTGTCGTCTTTAAATAAACAGATGGATAAGTAATCTGTATCAAGACCTAACGATACATACCCCTTATTTCTTTTTATCTTTTCTAATATAGCTTCTACTGCTTTCTTAAAGTGAATGTTTGTTCTGTCTAACATTTCATTGCTCTTATTGTGACTAGTTGGTTGGACCAGTCGTTACCTTTTTATTTACTTAATATCTAAAAATTTAGAAACCTTACTAACAATTCCCTTTGCTGTTGAACATGTTGAAGCGGTTTCAACAGCCACGCTCTTGCCATCTTCCCAATAGGTAATCTGGATTCTCAACTTGTTACCATAGAAGCAGTTAACTACATGCGCTCTAAGATTACCCTTACGAATGTCACCTTCGAAATAGTTATAACCTCCATCAAAATCACTTGTAACTGCTGCTACAACCTCAGCTTTGTTTGATACGTTTATTGTCTGTTTCATTGCTCTTATCTTTTAATTGTTATTTTATTTTTGATATTGCAAAGGTAGTCATTTTTTAGCTTTTGACCAAATTTTAACCTCATTATTTTTCCTGCTTAACTTTATATAACTTATTGATAACTAGAGTGTTAAATAAAGCCTATTTTCCTCTATATAAGGCTTTTTCTGAAAAATGGTATAAGGATATGGGGAAGAAAATAGAACAGCTTAGAAAGGCTTATGTGAAGTATTTGCCGTTTCGTTAACTTAACTAATGTTACCGAAAACTACAGGAAGCTAATTTGACAAGAAAAACGCAAAAACTGCTTTTAACATGGTGTTACGGAGTGTTAATTAGGCGGTTTGTCACCTTTTCTTGTTAGCAACTTCCTTAATTCTCGCACCTCATTCCTCAAATCAGCGTTTTCTTTTCTGAGTTGCGAAATGAGGTGATTATATGATAGTTCTGTTGTCTTATCCATATTACTTGAACTTGATGATGAAAAATTCATGATCCAACCACCTGCCTGGGCAAAGACCTTTCTTCGGCTTGCCGATGGTTATACTCTCAATCTCCTTTTCTACCTTTGGGCTATCGTCATAGTAGCCGTTCTTGAAGAGAACGTGAGTGAATGGTACGAACTTCATTGTACCATTATTCAGTTTCTCCTTGATAGTATTGATGTCTATAAGCATCTCAAATGTCTTGCCGATATGAAGCTTATCGTACTTATCGAAATCTTTGAATTCCTCATCCTTAATAAGGAGAAGGCGACTCATCCAAAAACCTTTAATTACCCGATACTCTTCATTCTTTTCGCCCGACACTATCATATCGAACCATTGCTTGCTAACGATGAGGGTCAAAACCTTTTTCTTCGCATCAGATAAATACTTATCCATTACTTTAGTTAATCTTTCCATAAGCTAACTTATTTTCCCTCTGTTGCTACTACAAAGAAATCGTCACCAATGTCTTTTCTTCTACTCAACTCTTTGCAAAGTACAGATGTATCAGCAAGGTTGATATGCTGGTTTACATACTCCTCCTTATCTGTGAAGGTAAGGAGTGTTTCATCTAGGTTATTTACTTCCTCTATATTCTCCACACTTTCCGAAAGAGATTTGATTTCTCCATGGACAAAATCATACACATTTTTATCGATAACTTTCTGTCTTGTCAGAGTTTCAACTGCTGTTTGAATCTTGGAGATTGATTTTTGCATTTCTTGTTTCATAATCATATTTTGTTTATTTTAGATGAACAACAAAGTTTTTTGGCTTAAACTCGATAAAGCCATTATCCTTTTTCGTTTGAGTAGTCTCAATACTGAAACCTGCGCAATCCTTAACGAGAACTCTTATTTGAGAACCAACCTTACAGGAAAGCTGAACATAATCAACTTTCTTAAAGTAATGTTCAAGAGAGTAACCATACCGAATATGAGGTTTGCCGTTACTATCTAATCTGATCGTTAATTGGTCTAATCTTTCCTCCCTCTTTACACCATCGACTAATGTATGACACCAACGTGGAGTGCAAGGTAAACATACTAGTCCTACCTTGCCTTCTTTGATTTCATCAAACTCCTTCTCACCTACGGTAATATTCAAAAAAGTCATGTGCTAACCCTCCTTCTCGTTAATTTTAGCAATGCGATCATTGTAGGCATCATAGTCCTCTTTACTAATCTCAATAACGCTATGTATGAGAGTTGTACCGCTAACCATATCATCCTTGAATTTCTCTTCTACGCCCGTGATAAGGTTCATGATAGGATAGAAAACTATATCCTTCTCTTCCCCCTTAACGGAACTCGTAACTGAGGTATAGGTTAATTTGCCATCCTTACGCATGAAGGCGGCTACTGCGTAATAATATCTTTCTCTTATCATAAGTCATATCTTTTTAGTTTATTTGCACTACTTAATGTATCTCTAACCTCGAAAGGAGTTTTGCCAGCCCATCTAGTAAGGCAATTCATTAGCTTACGAGAATATCTTCTAGTAATCTTTTCTGCCTTTACGATACGATGGTCAACTCTGCCATGACAACCACCTTTAGTGGCATAATACAAAGCCCATCTAGGCTCCCAGTATTGCTTTATCTTTGACAGCTCTTTAGAAACGTCCAAGCCTTGCAAGTGCATCAATTCATATAAAAAACTGCCAGAGTGATACTTCATAATTTTCTTTGCCAACCTAACTTTCATATACTACTTCTTTTTATGACAAGGGCAGCTCTCGGCGTGAATAATAACATAAGCTCCATGTTCCCTGCCCACAAACAAGTAGTCATGCCCTTTCTTGGTGAATATTTTTATATTAAACTCTTCTTTTTCGTGTGGAGTTCCTAAGCTGAAAGAAACTCTAAAACCAATTACACCTATTAAGAAAATCAAAATGAGCAAAACGGCTGATTTGATTAAATCTAATATCTTATTCTTCATACGCTACTTATCGAATTTATTACCAATAACAACCATATCTTCAGAAGGGTAGTGAACTAAGAAATCTTGCCCAAAGCAGAAAGCAGCAGCTTTACTATCCCAATTAATATCACCTCTTTTCTCGCCATTGTTATCTTTGTATATAACTATATCCCCCTCATAGATAGGTGCTCCGTTCTTGTCTGTCAGTCCTGTGAACATACAGACTGTTGAAGGGTCAATTTGAGTCCAATACCAAGAATGCTCTTCTTTTTTAGCAATAAGAATACATAGGTTGTAATCCATGTCTCTTTGAAGAAAACCTTCTTTCCATTTTCCTGTTCCAAGTTCTTTAGCCTTAAACTTTATATTTTCTGTTTTCATAAGCTACATCTTTTTCCAATATTTACCAATTAAATAACCGATAACTCCACCCATAAAAGCTATAAATAGAACAGCTATGGTAAGTATAACATAAAATCCAAACATAAGCTATTCTTCTTTAAGTTCTACTGGTTCATCTTTCCAAGACAATTCTCTTCCGATGAGCTTCTTGATTGAGCCTTTAGGTAAATCAATACCTTCTTCTGCATATATTATAAAATCTCCGTCATCAATATCATCAGCATTTGCATACCATAACTTACTTGATTGTTGACGTATTAGTTGTTCTCTATAGAAGGAAACGTACTTTTGAGTACGTCCTCTTAATGGTTCTTCACAAAAAATATGTTCACCATTTTCATCTACACATAACCATGCCATAACTATATCTTTTTAAGTTTTATCTTTATTGCCTTCAAATTTCTTTCACCTCCATCCCAGAAGCATGAACGTCTAAGATAGAAAGGTTGACCTTTAAGCCAAGGGAACTTATCATAGAAAGCCTTCCATTTAGCCTTTCCTGCATTCAAAGAAGGCACTTCAATACAGCTTCTAGCATGGCAGCTACCAAAGACTAATGTATTATCACAAACGTTTTTATCCATAACTATTCCTCCAATTTTAAATCAGTTCCACAATTACGACTTTCCTTTAGGAAGTCATTAACTTCTTCCTTGTAGCTATAACCACAATCCTTCTGAAGAGCCTTTATCTTCTTATAACCGATACCAGCTTCTCGGCAAAGTTGTGCTGCTGAGCTATAATCTTTGATGTAGCCAATCACATTTTGGATAACTGACCACTGACCTCGCTCGAAGTCAGTAATGCTATCATCTTGTGGAATACCCAATGCTTTGTGGCACAATCCACACACTCTTACCATTTCTTTTTCAAGCTGCTCAAAGGAGTACTGTCTCCAGTGATATGTAAGGTAGCTTGCACTACCCAATGCTTCTTTAACTTTATTGTTCATACTCAATCCTCTAATTTCTTGATCAATAAATTACTTTTCTTATTAAATGGTTTGTAACCACTGCGGAGATACCAATCTAGAACAAAGCTATCAGATTCATCTTTGTTAAATTCTAATCCGATTGTCTTCACTCCATTCAACTTAGCTTGTTGCTCTGCTAGTTGTAATAGGCGTTGCGCAACACCATTTCTCCTATGAACAACGTCCACCCAAAGTGCATATATTAGAGCTTCGGCTTTGCCGAAAATATCACTAACATAAAGCGGAATGGATATTTGAACAGAACCAAGATTTTCTTCATCAGTTATTAAAATTCTGATTTCGTCCTTCCATGTCTGTTTTTGTATCATACTTAGTCCTCCAATTCTATGTTATTTTCTGCTGCGTAGCCATCTTGTGCTTCCTCGCAATACTGACCTTCGCAAAGCCAACCTATGCCGATGTTATATTCTGAAATAATGTTCTTGTTGCAATACTCACAGATAGCATCGCCATGTTTATTTTGTAATTCTTCTCTTGTCATATTAGTTATAGTTTGATTGGGAGACCATGAACATAAACCTCATGAGTGTCACGAGTACCATCTTTTTTCTCCATATGGAAGAAGAGAGTCAATTGTAATGTTGATCTCATAAACCTTTCCGATGGTGAACGATAAGGAACTATTTTGGAAAGCCAACCCACACGCCCATCTTCATCCATAATTTTATCTCCGATTTTAACAGGCAAGGCTTTAATACAGTCTTCTTGAAGTTGTTCCATTTCTCGAAGTAACTCATCGCGTCTTACATTTAATTTGACCATTTTATCTATAAAAGGTCTGGAGATTTCTCGCCATTTTTCTATATTCCTTTCTACTTCTTCTCTTATCATATTCTATCCTCCAACTCTTTAAGTGCCAAGACTAACTCATTTTGAATATGTATTATAGTGCCTTCACTCAACTTTATTCTTTTTGAGCCAATCATCTTGGAAACATTATTAATATGAATTATCGCTTTTTCTTTACTCATTGCTTATCCTCCTTTGTATTACACGTTGCTTGGTCTCCATCATAGTAAGGAGCACCAACTTTAGGTAATATTTGAGTGTTCCTATTACAGGAACATTGCATTACCCAAGGTGCGTTTACCTTTCCACATCTAGGGCATATCCATCCTTCTTGTGCCATAACTATTCCTCCTCAATTAATGATTACCATTTCGCTACCATCTATATTAGCGTGCTTTAGGCATTTTATATCTCTTATCCAACTCTGGCTGTCAGTTCTAACAACAATAGTTTCTGAACCACACTTAGCAATCATAGAAACAATTTCTTCCTGTAAATTCATTAAAGTCATAATTATATTCTTTTTACCCTCTCCCTTTTACAGGAAAGGGTGGTTAATATCTATCAACTTTATTCCAATCTTCTTCGAACGCCTCGCACTTTCCTTTGCAAGGTTTTCCATCACAATAACATGTTTGATTATAATCATCGTAATGAAAACAAATTTTATACGCAAACATATCTTTTTTATTGATTTCTTTATGTGCTTTAACATACTGTAGAACAGCCATTAAATCATCATAATCTTTGATTTCTTTACGCTTTACTTGACTGATAAGTTCTTTTAAAACATTCATACTAAACTAATTAATTATATTATCACTTACCCTCTCCATTTTACAGGAGAGGGTGTTTAGTTAATCTGTTACAACTTCCCAATCTTCCGCAAACACATCAGATGAAGAAGGAACCCAAGAATCAGCACGACCATCAGGATTGATAATCAACATTTGATTGGTGTAGTCAATATGAGGATTCTCACGGCTCATCAAGATATTCTTAGCAGACTGAGGGAGTGACTGCATATTAGGAATGATGTCACCTGTGATATGAGAAGGAACCTGCTTAACGATAAACAATCCCTTGCCATTCCATCCCTTGCGTCTTACCGCAAGACCTGCCTTCAATAAGTCAATAGCACCACCGAAGTTAACAGAGCCTACTTCACGATAGGCTTTCTCAAACACGTCCTTAGGAGACCAGCTTTCATAGCCGCCCTCATAGACTACCTTGTAACCGTCTTCACGATTCATGGATTTTGGCACAGCATCATCTTTGAGATACACTTTGCCATCAACTCGCCACGCTGGGGTGGCATTCACAACTTTTGTTCCAATGTACTTTTTCATCTTACTATCTATTTTATATCCTTTGCAGGATGGTTAATCAATCTTCTTGATGTTATCGATTTCCATGCCAAATAGTACAAACAATCTATTCGAGCGAGTGCCATCTTTCTTGGCTGGGTTGATTCTTATTACAATATCGCCTGTATAGTAACTATTATATTGTTCTGGTGTGATGGTCTCAATCCAACTAACATCACATCTAGAGCAGCTCACTTTATCGCCAACCTTGTATGGTAAGCCCTCAATGTATTCCGTTACGTAAGAAAGAATCTCGTCATTTATAGCATTAATAAGATTTTGTTTCTTAGTAACCTTTGCTTCTAATTCTTCTTTTGTCATATCTTTAAATTTATGCCCGAAGGCGGAAATAATGTTCTTTTGTACTTTTTAGATATTCACCACACGTTTCTTTTGTAAGATATTCCGTATCAGAGTAAGCATTAAACTTGCCTTCTTTCACTTTTCTAAAAAGGAATCTAATATTACCCATATCATCAGAATATCCTGTGAATTGCAAATGATTTTGCTGTAAAGATAACCATGCCAAGTATATTTCGTAGTCTCTTTTAGAGAATTTGAACCAACGTACATTGTTCTTGCACCATCCAAAGTAGCTTGGGTCAATTCTAAGAACTCTTGTAACTGGCATACCCTTATATTTACCAAACGTAATTATATTCATAACTCCATCTCTGAATCAAGTCCTAGCCCGAATAGAATGTGTTGAAGTTGATGAACATACTTAATGTATGCAATTTGTTTACAATCGTGATTATCTGTAAACGGATATACATCAAACTCATCACCGATACCTTTTTCTATGTAGATAGGAAAATATCCATATTCTTCAATATCGGGCTTTGTATATACCAAATGACTATTCTTTACTCCTCTACTCATCACTTTTTTCACCCATCCATTCTTTTCTAGAATCTCTGTAGTGATAGGAATCGGAGATACCTCATCATTATAAGTTTGAATCCAATCGTCTTTAGAAGAACCTTGAAACCCTTTACCAATAAATACGACAAGACTATAGCAACCTTTTCTTCTTAAAAAAGTAATTGTTACGAAACCTATTTTTCCCGTAGCTTCTCCATATTCAATTTTTACTATATCTCCTGGTATATATTCTAATTTGTTCATATGCTTTACTTTTTACGATGATTATACTTCTTTATAGCATCTTTCTTTGAAGCTGCCATAATTTTTATCCCCTTGATGATGAACTCATGCTGCGCCTTTGTCTGACACTTCTGCTTATCAGAAGGAATATTGCCGCTTGGTGCGTCAAGTCTAGGACTTGAACACCCGAAAATATCATCTTGTGCATAAGCTGCCGTAGCAACCATTATTAACGCCATTCTCATTAAATTTCTACTCATACGCTTTACTCCTTTACTTCTTTAAAGATTACATTCTTTTTGTCTGAACGATATTTAGGAAGACACTTCAATCCAAGTGGAGCTGCACCACAATAGCCAGCCACTCCTTTAAAGAAGCATCCTTCACAAGTGTCATGTTCAACAGCTTCAAGAATAATAGTTACTCTTTCGCCTACTTTAATCTCGTTCATTCTTTGTCTTTTACGATCTCGTACACTTGTTTTAACTCATCTGTTGATAAGCGTTTGAAATCAAAAGACCTGATAGCGTAGATGAGTTTCTTGCGAAAATTCTCTTCTTTAACATCTGATATTTCCTTTTCTGTTGGAACAGATATACTTCTCCTATCCCATATATCGTCACCACATTGCCAGCCCGAATTTCTTCTATATCTAGCGTTATCAACAACAATTTGAGTCTTTGTCACTTTATCAACCTTGGCGATACGTCTGTAATACATACCTGTAACTAGTACATCATCACCAACAACCAAATCTTTAAGCTCTTTCATACCTAGCCCTCCACGTTATTTGTTGTACCAATCAACTTTGCAGTTTCATCATTATAAGGGAGACAATATTTATAACCACAATTGTTACAAAAAAATGGGTAATACGCTCTCTCATCATAATGAGAAAAGAAGCTTGCTTTCCATATATCAGCATCATTATCACGACATATTACCTTATCGAATGGCTTAAACTCACAATTCTTAGGTAAGTCCACAATCATTTTATGCTCACTATCCCAAGCGTCACCTTTCTTTTCGAGAGCTGAGAAGAGCTGTTTTTTCTCTTCTTCTGTGGCAAGGCGAAGTTCACAAAGGTCTTTCTTAAAGAAACTAGTTCCGAATGCCACACTCGAAGTTGGACTACTTAAATCTAAATAAATAGATGAGTTATAACCTTCTGATAAACCAGTTTCGCCTGATACTATAAATACATATTGTCTATTACCATAGTCGGCAAAAGCTATATCACCATCCTCGAACTTAGTCTTCTTTTCAATTTCCAAAGTTTCAAGGTTTAACTTACCGCCACATCTATTCTCAATATCTCTGATATAACCATAGGCAGTATTGTCATCTAACTTGCTATACTTAGCCGTTTCTGTATTTGGCATGCCATCAAAATAACATCCGTTGAACTTTGTATAGTCATCAGATGCCCATTCTTTGAAAATGCACATAAATCCACAATCACTGATAAGAACATCGCCCTTCTTCCAAGAGAGCTTCTCCCAATCACGCATTTCCTTTGATGGAAAAACGACACATTCTCCATCATCATACAATTTGCCATTTTTATCAAAAGTACCTTCTCCACCATTCATAAAGCCAAACTTCGAACTATAGAAAGATACTTTGAAACTTTTATCGTCTGCTTCTTTCAACTCACATTTACCACAAGCAGAAGAGTACAACTTTGTTCCTTTTGGCTTATCCTTCAAAATTTTTGCTATATTAATCTTTGCATCCATAATTAAATCGACTTTTGGTTTAAACAATATTGGTAGTGACTCATACTACAATCAGCGTATTTTGATATTTTTGGTAACTCCCCATTATAAGGAGTGACTTTCAATCCATCAATAAAATCGGCATTCTCAGTATACACTTCGGTATTATGCTCATTCATATATACTTTCTGTGCCGATGTAGAATGGCTTTCTGCTCTCAACTTACCAAGTGAACGCCAAACCTGCTTGCGATAGATGAACAATCCATGCAAAGGAATTGTCTTTACTTCTACTTTTGCTCCCATAACCTTAACCATTTAAAGATGATAATAACTATTTGATACCCTTGCGCCAAAATCGAAGCAGCCCACGGCATCCGGCTTTAAGAAGCGTTTCTCTAACTTCTCCAATGCCTCTTTATACTTCTGCTCCATGTGCTTGCAATGAAGTCTCTGAGCTAATTTAAGTTGCTCGACAACACCCTTGCGAGCAACTCTATATTGTTTATCGGACATCATAGCCTTATCCGTTTACATAGTTGATTACATGCTCTTGACCTTGCTCATGCAAATTATCAAAAGCGTCTTCTATAACTTTGGCTGTCTGATCGCCATTAAGGTTCTTCAGCATTTCGCCAACAACTTTTACCTGATGTTCTATAGGTAAAGAACAGAACTCTTCAACAAGGAAGCTTTTCTGATAATTGTAAGACATATCGTGAAATAAGTCTGATAAATCTACGTTTGCTTTATATACTGACATAATCTTAATCGAAAATATGATGGTTCAACTTTCTTTTTCTGAGGTTTCTCTTAATCACTTCCATATCCTTGTGGTCGTTAGTGTGGTCCGCAAGAAGCTTGATGATTTCATAGATGTCATTTGCGTTATCCTCCAGGTTGGCGCAAATATTCTCATCACCGAAGAAACTCTTATTAAAGGGTTTCAAATGGAAGTAGTACTTTTTGGCTGCATCCTGCATTTGAGTGTAGTGCATCTTCTGCTCTTGCTTGTAGCGAACGCTTAACAGCCTAAACATGCCCTGTTCATCCTTGATGAGCTGATCCAATACATCTGTTACCATTGCAATCAAACAGCCATTGACCTGCAGGCGTTGAATAATCTTTTCCTGCTTCAAGCCAGATGTTACACCAAGCTCTGAGAGTGTAACCTTCAAATCGTTTACTGTAACTTTCTCTTTTCCCATTGTCTTACTTTTTAATTATCAAACCATAAACCTGTATATCTCCATTCCCATTGATGGCAAGTGTCATTAGGCTTCTTGCCTTCACAATAGCATATATCGGAAGATATGCAATTACTACATACATGTTTCATATCTTTTGTTAAGTCAATGTGAAATCGTTCAGTTCTTCGTAGACAACTTTAAGCCATCCTTTCATGTATATCATGGCATTCAATGCACCATATTCTTTTCTACGTTGTTTTGCTTTGTAAAGCATAGCTTCAATTGAAGCTACTTCGGATTTAAACGTTTCTTCGTATTTCATTGCTCTATATATTGTGGAGTGATGGTTAGTCACCCCATTACCTTTATGCTACGTCTTGAATCCATTCTTTGAGAATTGTACCATCTTCATTGAAGATATCAAGCTCTACTCCGTCATACAAAACTTTCTTGCCTTCGTCTAAAGCATTCTCGAAATCCAAATCTAAGATGTGCTTTACGTCGCTGAATGTTTCTTGTTTTTGACTGAGTGGCTGATTTTCAAAAACAACATCTTCGTATGTGTTATCTTTGAACTTTGTTGCCTTAATAACGTACTTTACCTTTTTCATTGCTCTTATCATTTAATTGTTAAACTTATTTGTTGTTTAATTAACTGATGCAAAGATACAAAGAAATTTTGGATTGACCAAACGTTACTTTCTTTAATCGCTTTTTAGCAACTTTATTTAACTTTTAAACCGCATAACTATCTGTAATTCAGATTGTTTTCTGCATAATGAATGCGTTGCCTTACCAAAACTTCCCCTACATCTTCAAGGCTGATTTCTCCTTTCTCGATTCGAGGATTCTCGCAGATTTTATAGATAACGGTGTCATCTATGCAGATAACAGGATATGGAGCCCCATCATCATTAGGACGATCTGAGAGGCAGACATGGCGAGCTGCTTCATTAATACGCTTCTCGAAATCTTTCTGTGATTTCAGTTTCTTTCTCTCCTGTTGTAATGATTGGTCGCCAAGAATTTCAGCCTTGAACCAATCTGTAACGTCTTGTAACATCTTCATTGCTCTTTTGTTTAAGATTATATACTAGTGTCTTTTACCCCACTTGATAGCGTTGTAAATGGCGTTTCTAAACATTCTTCTTTCCTCATCATTTTCAAGGAAGGTTGCTAATCTAGCTTGCTTTGTAGCAAACAAGAAATCTTTGTCTTCTTTAATTTCCATATCTACTTTCTTAATGATTTACCTGTGAAAGGAACAAACTTAGTGATGGCTTTTAACCTATCTATAGTTCGTTCTCCATATTTTGCTTCGAGTTCGTTTGCAGTTAAGTTGGTGGTAATGATGAGAAGCTTCCCCTTTTGCTCTGCTGCATCACATAATTCAGAGAATGTACATCGTACATTACCATAAACCTTCGACACCTCCTCTGTGCCAATATCATCAATATAAATGATGTGGAGTTTCAGAATCTCATCAATCTTTGTATTCAACTCCTGGGCAGTAAAGATATTGACGAGTTTTCTGCAAGAGTCTTGAAGGAGTAAAGGAAGTATATGCTTACCTATCAGAGTTTTTCCGAGACCACACCCACCTGTAATAAGAAGCCCCTTTCCTTTATTGTCTGTCATCCAATCAACGATAGGACGATAATTATTCTCTAGCCATTTCGCATGAGGAACTTCCCCACAGGTGTATTTATCAACGAAATAGTCTAGCCCCCCACGAAGCCTTTGTTCTGCGTTAGGAATCCTTATTCTCACCTTGTCAGCGAGAAACAAGTCTTCTCCCTTCTCGAATCTTTGAATAATTTGATTGAAATCTACATTCATAATTACCATCCTCCTTCGTTATAATCTTTGTTTTCCGAATTATGTAGAGCCGTACCAGATTGCTTTGTTCCGAAGTCTTTATTTCGTCTTGCCCAATTTTGTAGCCTTAGATTTAAATCCCATGTTTTCTCAGTCTCACACCTCATCCTAGTTTTGGACTTATTCGTTTCTGACCAATAGTCATAGAACTTTCTGATCATATCCTTGCCATAAGTTGCAACATAAGGAACTAAATCTTGACCGAATTTTTTCTTTCGCTTTTCGGTTGCTGCTGCAATCTCCTCTTTCGTTTTCTTAGGCTTATCTTCCTTAGGTGCTTCTACTGGTTTAGTATCTTCATTCTTTAGCTCATTTTTAGGCTTATTGACCTCAGCTTCAAAATAGTCATCATAATTGCAGATAGTGATGATGGAATATAATCTTTCCGTATTCACTTCTATTAGCTGCATTTTTATTAGCTTTGACAAACAGGTTCTAACCACTTGTTTTCCTGCACCAATAATAGTGCTGAGTTTTCCAAGACTAGTCAAAAACTGTCCTCTATGCTCGACGATTCCATCATGCTTTACTTCTTTCTCTTTTGCATTGTTGAGCAAATATAGAAAGAGGGAAAGCATTTCGGGCTTATCGAACCAATCCCAATCAAACATGCTGCGAGGAAGTCTTATCCAATCTGCCATAGTTGTACAATAAAACCTCAACTTTCTTGTTTAGCTGCTTACGCAGGTGGAACCCAAACAATACTTATTGAGGTCTGAATATTTTTTATCCGAAAGTTCCACGTTTCAGAGATTTAATTTCTTCGGTGCAAAGATAATAAATTATTTATTGAT